CTGCCGGAGACTTTAGACATTGGTCCAAAGCGTGTAACGAACAAAGTATTGCGATTCCAAACGGAGGAGCCGCAGAACTTACGATCACTCCGGGAACTGGTGGAGTTCCTGAAACCAGATATGTGATCTTTCGTGAAACGGGACCGAATTCTTCTCTCATCCGTTACATGAGAGAGGTAAAGAAAAACACTGCGGCTCCTCCGTTTGGAATCGCAATACTTTGTTCGTTACACGCTTTGGACCAATGTCTAAAGTCTCCGGCAGAGATCCTGTATTTGTAGGTTCCTACATACGATCCGGTAAAAAGTGAACCTGGAACAGACGGTAAGGACGCGATAGAAAACGAAGGAGTCGCGGGTGCATCTGTATCGCTTGTTGCCCCTTCCACCCAAGTCCCAACTTGGTCGTGTTTCATCGGGACTCCCCATTCATGGCGATCGAGCCAGATATCGTCGTCAAAAAGGATAATGTTGTCTTTGGCGTTTGAATCCGCGACGCCGTGAACGATATTGCTGAGAGAAGTATTTCCAGGGGACTGATTGTTATTTTGAATTACAATAGCTCCGCCTACTCTGTCATAATTTTGGTCGTAGAGTGCTTTTGTCGCCGGGTGCATTTTTGCATAGTTCACCTGACCGAACTGTTTGGTTCTCACTTGAGAACTATAGTATTTCATTTCATCGACTGCGGGTAACGCGCCGCGACAATCGGTATAGAAATTCTTACCTAATGATTTAACTTGCGTTTCAAATCCGTCTTGTTCGAGTTTGTTTAAATCCTTTTTTCCAAACCAAATTTTTCTCATTTGGTTTTCCATACCGCGCCTAAGTGCGGCATTGGATTGTGTAAGTTCGGGATCTTGTGAGTTGTTTACGGTATCGACAACTTTGTTAAAAGAATATCCTTCCGCAATGTAGTTGATCTCGTTATACAAACGATCGAGTTGAGGATCTCTAAAAGAAGGTTCATCGGACTGTCCGATATAGGAAGAATTATACCATCCTCCACCGTGAGAACGATTTCGGTTGTATTCCACGATCACCTGGTTTGTGGTTCTTCTCGGAACTTCTTTTAAAAACTTAAAATCTTTGTCAGTCGAAACGGTTGCGACAAACACTTTGTCAAGTGACTGCATAGACAAAACAGCACCCGAGGAGTTGATATCCACAAAAGGAGTTGCGCCGTTTAACGCCGTGTTTGCTTCGAACGCTTTTTTAATTTCGATCAATTGATCGAGCGTGTGAGGACCGGTCATTTATTTTTGAACCTCTTTGTATTCGTTTATGAATGCTTGAGCTCGGTCGGAAAGTTTCCAGGTAGACTCGAAGTACGCGATATCTTCTAACTGGCAATGACCTGCTTCGATTCCTTTGATGATAAGATTTCCGATATGATCTCGGTCCTTACCCGTGACTAACCCCCCTCCCTTTATGGGATCGTTTGTTTTTTGAATTTTAGAAGTGACTGGGGTTTTCTCGTTCGCTGGACGATTTGCAAGCGCACCGATTTCGGATTTTAGAGTTTGAACTTCTTTAGAAAGCTGTGAATTATCTTCCGCAGTATCTAAGAGATGCTCGATTGCGGCCGCTAATGTTTCTTGTCCGCTTTTTAAAACTTCTAAGGTGTTTTGAATTTCTGAGATAAATTCAAGGCGAGCTTTCTCGACCTCTTTTTCTTTCTCGGATTCTTCTTCGCTTTTTTTCTTTTTCTTGTCCTTTTCTTCTTTCTCTGCTTCTCCTTCTTTGCTCTTCTTTTCGGATTCCGTGAGTTCGGACTTTGCAATTTCGTTTCCGTCATTGTCGTCAAAATACGCATCGATCACATCGTCTGCAAAGGAGGCAGCTTCTCCTTCCGAAATCCCTTGAGCAATCGCCCACTCCTTTACTTTATCCGTTTCAGGGACCACACTTCCCGAATCAAGTAACGTCGTTACCTGCGAGGCTAAGGTTTGTAAATCAGGAGCGTCTTCTCCGGTTGGTCCGTCTGATTTTTTTACGGGTTTTGATTTTACACGCTCCTTCAGACGATTGATCGCATCTTGTATCATCGATTATTCTCCACTCAGTTTTAGGAATATCGCGTCGGTGAGATTTTCTAAATCCTCGCCTTCGATGCTGTATTCTGTCTGGAGAACCGAGCGAATCAGGGCGGACCGAAGTTCCATTCCCTGATTTCTAACACGATCTGAAATATCGGAGATGATGAGTTCGACAAAGCGGTCTTGCGCTTCGGGATCCGATTGAAAGAGTTTTGTTAAGAAGTTGAGTTTACGTTCGATTCGTAAGAGGCGTTCTAATTCGTCAGATCCGTCTAAAATACTCTTCTCGATATCTCGAAGAAAAATCGCACCCTTTATCAATTGAACCGAGGTATCTGGATTGATTACTTCTTGGAGTGGAGCGATCGCGCATTTACGAAGAAGAATTTTGCGAATCGTCTTTCCTTGATAGTCTTGTGGTCGGGCGAATCCGGAAACGGAAGCTCCCCAACCTTGGAACCCGGCTTGTAACCCTTTTCGAATTTCCTCTGCGAATTTGTTTCCTGGAAAAAGTCTCCCTAGGATATATAGTCCGTCGTCTTTGATTCCGTAGTGAGTCGGAAAATCTTCTTTTAACCCGATTTGTTCAGGGGCGCCGATGATCGCTTCCGCTTTTGATTTTTGTAAATCGACGAGGAGAGATCCGGTTAGCTTCCCCTCGTTTTTTAGATCTCGAATCTCTTTATCGATATGATCGGTTAGATGGTTAAAGTCGAAGTATCCTTGGGAAGTAAACTCCGAACGCATCGAAGGATCCGCGTAAGCAGATTTAAGGATGACTTCCCCTTGTCTGTCTTCTCGTTCCGAAGACGCTTTGACAAGAATCTTGATTGCGCCAGTCCGATCCTCCGGAGTGGCTTTCATTATTTGGAATGGATGAAGAAATTGAGTCTCTGACATAGAGACCCTTGTATTTGAAAATTAAAAATCGGAAGTGGGTAGATTCGATTACTGACTCTATCTTTGAAATTATCTTAGATTAGAATATCAAATGTTTGATTAAAGAATCTTGCAAATTTTTAATGTAGAACGCTCAGAACAAGCAAAAGATGAATAATGTTTTTATTATAAAAAACCGATTATTATAATGAAAAAAAGTGAAAAATTAATAAAGAAAATCGCTTGTGTAATTAGTCTATTTAATGTAGCCTTCCAAATGCGTCTGGAATGAGTCGCCTAGCGTCTCAACGAGGGGCTTTCAGCCCCATCGCCAGTCGCCGTCCTCATAAAATTTATGTATCTTTGCTATCTGGATGAATCCGGAACTCCAAGTATTCCTGGAAATACTAGTCATTACGTTTTGGCAGGAATATCAATACCTGTAAAATATTGGAGCAATAGTGAACGACAAATCGATATAATTAAACGAAAATTTAATCTTGAAGGGTCCGAAATTCATACCGGTTGGATTTTAAGATCGTATATTGAACAACAGAATATTCCGAATTTTGAATCTTTGAATTATATAAGTCGTAGGCAAGAAGTGGAAAAACTCCGAATATCGGAAATACACAGACTTCAAAGATTAGGTAATTCTAAAAGATTAAAGCAAACAAAAAAAAATTATAGAGAAACCACCCCATATATCCACCTCACACATTCGGAACGTCTTAACTTTATTACTGAATTAGCACATACAATTGCAAATTGGAGCTACGCCAGACTATTCGCTGAATGTATTGATAAACTTCATTTCAACCCGACTATTTCTGCAAGGCCTTTAGATGAGCATGCTCTTGAGCAAATTGTAAATCGATTTCATAAATATTTAGAAATCATGGATAGATCTGCACAAGTACCTGAAAGCTATGGTTTATTAATTCATGATAATAATGATACTGTAGAAAAAAGACATACGGATTTGATGCGTCATTTTCATAATCATGGTACATTTTGGGGCAATATAACAAAGATTATTGAAACTCCGCTCTTTGTTGATTCTAAACTTACTAGCATGATTCAAATTGCTGATTTATGTTCTTATTCATTAAGAAGATATCTAGAAAATTCTGAAGACACTCTTTTTAATATAATTTTTCAAAGAGCGGACAGAATAAATAATGCCGTTGTCGGCGTTAGACATTTTACTTCTCAAACATGCAATTGTAAGATATGTACATCGAGACATTGATTACTTATTTTTTACGAAATCACCACGCAAAAATTTATAAAGAACCCGTAAGTAGCAACACTTATATTCAATAAAAAGCCAACCTTCCTCGCTTACGGGAAAAAGGATAGGAATATATCGAAAAAATCCCGTCACAAACCATTCTCCGTTCTCTTGCCAACCGTACATCGGGAACCCCATATAAAAAAGCTTTTTGATTTCTTTATCTGAATTCAATTTTGCACCTATTCAGGTGGTATAGATTTTTCATTTTTCTAATATTGTCAAGTTTGTATTTTCTGAATATCCCGAACGAAATCTTTTAATTATCATAACTTATGGATCCGAGACTAAAAGATAGACTCTCAATTTTCCCACAGAAGAACCGTTGGGATTCCAATAGACTCGGGCCTGCGTAAGTGCAGTAATTGTATCAAATGCAAGTCCTAAAAATATTCCTGGAACGGTTAAATCCGTGCCCCCAGGATCGAGCCACTTGTCTGCAAGAATTGTATCTCCTACAGTTAAGTTTGGTGAGCCGTTAAAAGGGATTAAAACTCTTACAAATACTTGAACAACGATGGAATTAACCTGTAAAATATCTCCTAAGTTAATTGTGCCGGCCGCGTTTGAAAAATCGATTTCAGCTTCTGCTACGTTCAACTTTTTCAATCGGTTATCCTCCGGAAAATCGTCAAAAGTAAATGGACCAAGGAAAGTTGGCATTGAAATAAATTATTATGCCTGTGTGAATCGGAGAAGGGGATTTTTATTTCTGGTCATATCACTTCATTTCTTAACCTTTTTCACAATGTCGCTAATAGTAAGTTACGTGAAATTCCCTCTTCCATCTTTTTTTCATAACGAATATCGTCTGACTGTTTTGTTAGAGTGACTAATCTCGTAGAAACTCCGGTTTGTCTGAAAGAATCTTTACCTTTAAAAGATCCCTCGGGTAACTTTTCGGAAACTCCTCCTTTTTCTGTAAGCCATTTACGAAATTCCTGCGATCTATGATCCTGGCGAAAGAATGAACCTTCAGACATGATCGCAACTAGTTTACCACCGGGTTTTAGAAGTGAATATGCGTGCCTGACATGGCGGATATCGTTGCCATTCTCAAAAGGAGGATTCATAAGAATTCGGTCATACCTCTTATCAACAAAATCTAAAAAATCATCTGCGACTACCGTATATCCTTTGGCTTGCAATATGTTTTTTAATGAATACACTGGTTCGATTGTATCCGGATGAATCCCTGTTTCTTCCGAAATCGTTTCGGCTAAATCCCCTTTTCCGGCGGAAGGTTCGAGAACGTCCATTCCAGGTTTTATATCCGCTTCCAGGATAAGTCTTTGAGCCAAGGGTTTTGGAGTTGGGAAAAACCCTGGAATTTTATTCCCAATCAAATCTCGTTCCAGATTTCGAATTTCTACTTTTTTCGGATCGAGTCCGGCGCTCTTGCTTTTTGCAATGAGTGTGCGAAGATACTGACCAGCTTCATGGACTTGTTCAAATGTGCTAAGTCCAAGTCGTAAAACTGCCAAAGTCCTTTCGTTGTAGTTTGGATAGGGATTTCCTCTGAAATATAATTCATAAGGCTTTCCTTCTATGATTACTGGTTTTTTAGTATCAGGTTTAGCTGGACGCGCGTATAAACACTGCTCGATTTTATTAAACTTATCCATGAGGCGTTTCAAAGATTCAGCCTCATCAAGATTTGAAGTATCGATAAATTCTGCTTCACGGGAAGGAATCGTTTTTTGGAGCTTACTTGCTCCTTCCAATTCTGACTTTGTAATCAGTCCGTTTTCATAAGCCCAAGTAAGGTTATGACCGTATATTTTATTACTACCTGAAACCGAAATACGATCCGATGATTTCTCTGAAATGAACCGAGAATCAAGTTTTCGAAACCATATTGATATTTTTTCAGTCAGGGTTTTTTGATCTTGTGAGTGTTGCTGGGTTCTGTTATTGTTTAGGGACCTAGAAACATTGAGAATTTCTTCAATGTCTTTTTTACTTTTTATTCTTTTGAGATTTTCAGGGAATGCCCCTAAGTCCACTTCCTCTGCTATTCCTCGTAGAGCAGATTGAATGTCCCGCATCTTCTTTGCATCTTCATACATTGAATCCGCGATTCTTGCTCTGCGATAGGTTGGGTTTTGTTTTGATATAGGAGGACTTTCTTTGTTACGAATCGATTCTTCCATAGCATCGGCAAGGTTTCTAAATTTTGCAGAAACTACCGCTCGTTTAATCGGAGTATCATCTTCGATCGGTTTAGGATTGTTTTTTTCGTTATATTTGAGTAAGGATTCTGAAATATAGTTACGAATAATTTTTAAAACGATGGACGGTTCTTTTTGAACCAGTTTGGAAAGTGCGTCATTGATTTTTACCGATATGGATGGGGCGATTTGTTTTTTATCTACCGATTCTTTTAGGCGCTCTACAAATCGACTTTCCTCTATCGTTAAATTCGAATCTTGTAAATGGCTTACCACTCCGGACAAAGTGTTCGCGGTTAGAATTGAATTTGAAGTTGTCTCTACGTCATGTTTCCCTGCGGCATTATCATTTCCAAGCATGGCCTCGGAGAGAGATCGTTTTGACTCATGGACTTTTGCTGTAATCAGAGAACGAATAATTTTATTTACGTTTTCCGAAGTGATGCTAACAAACTTGTAGGAAATGTTTAAGAGGCTATTTAGATTATTCCCTTCCCTATTAGCAAATTCCTCGAACTCAATTGCACGGTTATTAAGTCCCGCATCTATGAGGGAATTTTTTACCTGTAAAATGAAATCCTCTAAACTTCGAATCGATACAGGGAAGTAGCTGGGTTTGTAATTTTGATTTGCGAATTTTTTTACTGTCTTAGGCGCAATATCGAAAAGACTCGGCTCTGATGGACTTAGTTGTTTTTCGCGTTTTTGTTTACTTTCAGAACTTCGGTTGAATTTCTTTTCTTCAGTTAGAGGGGATTCCTTATCTTTATTCGAAGATTTTGAATTAAATTCGGTGTTTTTTACCGTATCTGCAATTAGTTTGGATGCGCGAGATCTCGAGGGAGCTTTAATCATAGCCCAAGCTCCCTTCTCACCGGAAGGTTTTACCTTTCGCCAAACAGAGCCGTCAGCATGAGTTGAAGGCCAGCCTACCGGCTTTTCATTCGATTTTAGAATTAGTAAAGTGGATTTTACGACTTCACGGATAGAAGACATTCTGCCCGAAAAAATAAAACAAAAGCGTCTATCGGAGTTTGTTTTTTAAAGACAGAGAATTCGAAACGGACCGATTTTTCTTTAATCTGTATAGGCTCTTGAAGACGTAGGACTCCATTTAAAAGAAATGGTTGTATTTGCTTTCGCTTGACCGGGAGAGAATTCATCGATTACGTCTGTGATATATCCAAACTCACTGATCTCGTCATCCGGCATCGGATATTTTTTAGAAGAGTCCATTTCGATTCGATATGGTATTCCCGGACGTAAAGGGATAAAGGGTAGATCAAATGAGCCACTGGCAATTTTTAATTCTTCTATATCGCAGAAAATACTAAAGAGCCTATCTCGAATTTTTGCGAGTTCGCTTTTGTAGTTTTCTTTGTTTTTTTCGTTTAGATTTTCTTCTTTAAAAACGAGTCCCGCCATTTTTACGTGAAGTAATTTAGGGCCAAAAATAGAACGGAGTTTGTCTTCGTATTTCGGTTCGGAGAGGACGGTGCCAAATTGTTGAAATGTGCTTTGAATTACGTGAACTCCGGCAATTACAGAATCTTCCGAATCCTCGATACGGTAATTCTTGAGGTCATCAAAGGCAAAATAATAACAAGCGTCGATATTTGAGGTTTTTAAATCCCTGTATTTTCCATCCTTTCCGAACATGTAAAACGGAGTTGGCCGAAAAACGACCTTTGCCTCCTTTCTTCCTACCTCGTATTCCTCGATCACATTCGATCCAATCTCTCCTAATGAAACTCCTTTCCCAAATAATCCGTCGATTTGAAACGATTGAAGTGGATCCACGAACAATTCATAGAGGGGTTCAGAAACATACGATCTTAGAATCTCCCAAAAATTAACATAAGAGCCGATCGAAAAGCTAGACAATACTTGTGATTCGTAAGTGAAAAATTCCGTGTATGCTTTTTTGGGAAGAAGGATCGTTAAAATAGAATCTGGATCGTTTTGTGAAGTCGGTGAAAGTACTGGATGATCTGCGTATCTTGAAACGTTCATAAGTGAACAAAAAAATTCATCCCAAAAATTTTTAATTAAATCGGATAGCTGTCCCTGCAAAAATACTTTCGTAGCTTTTGTGATGACGCCTGCGTAAGATTCTTGGGTTCGTGTAGGTGGCACTCCTTCCGTTCTTTGATAATCGATAAAAAAATCGGTATCCGAAAGAAGGGTTTCAATTGGTGAAATGGTCACGCTTACAAAACTTTTTCCCTCTGCTGAATATTCTCTGGACGTAGATTTTACCTTTCCGACATTTAATTTGTTAAAGCTACTTTCCTTTGAATTGCCTGATCCATTATCATAATAAATAAAAACGATACTTCGGACCGGAAATATATCTCTGAATCTTAAAAATTCTCCTTCTTTAATTTGAGACAAAGGAAGCGGAGTTTCAGTATTACGTTGTACGAAGTAACTTTCTTGGTACGGAATTGTTAGAGAGATTCCTCCTCTTTGCGCGGAAATGGAACGATGAGATTTGATCGTTGTTACGTATTCTACCGGAAAGAAAATATTACTGGACGATCCTGGTAAATGGACCTCGATCGCAAACGACTTTGGTGGAAGTCCAATGTCTATTCGCTCTCTTTTTTTTTCTACTTTGTCAGAATCGGATTGCGGATTCGGCACAAAGCAAATTTTAAAGGATTAGGTCATATCGGAGGACTTGTCTTTGTGGGGGGCAATGGTCCTGGGTTATAAAGATGGTCGTGTTCTTTTAAAGAAGTTCCCGCCGCGATTACATCGACATCGGATATGATTTTTTCTGTTGCTTCAATTTTTCCGGTGATGTCCAAATCTCCCTCGAAGGTCGTTTTCCCTACGATTTTCGTATCGCCGTTTATTTGAACTTTAGAATTTATCTCAACATTTTCAAACGTGAGGGTTGCTTTTTTGACTGTAAAATCAAGTTTCAAAACGACTTCTTGCGATTCGTTATATACCTCAATTTTATTCGTCGTTTGACGAACCGCGTAGCCTGACTCGTGAAAATCAATGATGTCGGTCTCCGGGTCGATAAAAGAAAATTTATTCCAGAAGTCTTGAATGTTTGATAAATCGGAATCCTTTGTTGAAAATGGAAAAACTTGAGTAATGAGAGGAGCGCGAAAAGAACCTCCTATAAACTCAAGTAATACAAGTTGATCTTTTTTAAGACCAAACGCTCGACCGTGAGCATCGCCTCCTTGTTTTAAAAAAGGTCCAAAATACCTGACCTTTTGAAATGGTTCCCCAAAAGTTGTCAGAACATTTGCGCGGAAACGGGGAAGAACTTCAGTAACGGTCGCGATCATCACAGGAGTCAATCTCGCATCCGGGGACTGCGGTTTTTCCTGCCAATCAAAAGGATCGTTCGAAAATGACCCTCTCATATCGAAATGATATTACTCCCGCCTGAAATCGATTCCAAATAAAAGCGAAATAGAATCTTATCCCCGTCTTGAATCACTCCAAGAAAACGAGCGTCATTTACTCTTGGATCGGACTTGAATTGTCGTAATAATTCCTTAATATATCCCTTACTGTAAATCTCATCCGGGGTTTCTCCCCAAGCAATCGGATTCCCAATATCCGGACTTCCCGGAATCGATCCGATCACTATATCAATATGATCCAGCTTTTCATTTACGAGAGCCTCATCACCCTCCACAATTTCCAAATCGCCAGTTGGCGAAATCGCAATCCCTCGGTTTTCAGTGAGTTTTATATCACAGCCTAAAAGACCGATTTCTAAATCCTTTGGAGTTGGATTGTCCGGCAAAACCGTAAAAACATTTGTTTTAGTTCCGTAAGGGATTTTAATTGCGCGTCTTGCAAGAATGGTAGTCTCATGTTGTCCGTTATACAGCGCTAGTGCTTGTCCTAAATTCACATCCCCTAATTTTTTTTCTGCAATCGACTCCCAGGTATCCCCAGACGACACATAATGAATGGAATATTCATTATCAACAGCCGCTTCGTTAATTGCGCTTTGAGTTTCTAAAAGAATCTGATTTGCAGTCAAAGCAAACTGGTAAACGTCGTTATCAATCCAAGCACTCAAATCGGCGTTCGGTAGGAGAGACATAGATTCATACGATCCCCCCGTTTGAACCGGAATCGTAAATTGAGCAATAAGTAAAATTAAGGCACTACAATCCGAGGAGGCTTTTTCTAAATTTTGTCTAAAATCTGCCTCGTTCGATCTCGATTTTCGATAAGCATCGTCAATTCTCTGCGAGATTTCTTCCGCATTAAATCCCCGTTTCTTTGATTTGATTCCAAGATCAGCTTTAGCACTCTCAAAAGTTTTTCTCGCTAATTTCCCTTGAGCATTGAATTGGTCCTTCATTCGATCCCAGGAGGAAAGAAGTCTCTTAGTAGAACTAGCAAATACTTGAACCCCTCTCGCGACTCCAAGAAGCGCACCTGATAACTGCAAGGGAAGATTTATGATATTTTCTAATTCATTCATGAGTCCTGAAATGGTTCGAAACGGATTAAAGTTACTTCGTATGAGTTGGCTCGTTATGGAAGAATCAAGTTCGCGTACAACAACCAGATTCAAAGAATATTTGTAAGTATTCGTGTCAGATACGGAACGAGTTATCGCAAAACCACTGGACGGAATGACTACCTCTACGGTTCGGTTTCTGTCATAGTCCCGAAAAACCATTGCGTGACTCTTCCAAGTGAGACGTCTTTCTCTGAAAAGTTTTGCAATCTTAGATCCTTGAGGATCGTTAGAGGTATATTGGACCGGATCAAGACTTCTCGAATAGTGAAGGATAAACATAAAATCCTGGAATTCTTGGAGTCCCGACCTAAATTCCCCTCCTCCAAAACTTAGATAACTACTTCTGATTTTATCATAGTAGCTACTTACAGAATTTGAAACAATGCTCTTTGCGGCCGAGAACGCGGATTGGATAAAACCTGCGCCTGTATCACCCGGAATTGCAGACTTCGGCTTTGCAGGTAAACCTAAATGGTAGATATGGAATTCACCTTCTAATTTTATTTCATGATTATCGGGTCCATAATCAACAACCACAACTCCACCAAAAGTTTTTTCAATTCCGACGCGGTATTTAAAATTCTCTGTGTATTGGAGCGGACCATTTACAAAAAAGTATTCATTCGAATCAACGTTTGCACCGGCCAGATTGTAGGAACCGTTGTTTTTCTTTTCATAGAAGGAAAGAGAGAATACGTTCTGCGGTTGGTAAGTTGGAGCTAAACTTCCGGAAAATGATCCTCCTGTAACTGAATTAAACGCTGATTTCGCACCGTCTACAACGCTCCCGCCAAAGCCAGAAATCGAATCTATCACTCCCATCGATTGAGATAATAGAATCTTTCAGCCTATCGGATTTCCGATTTTTGAATTCGAGTTACGTTTTCAGGAATGGGTTCTCCCGCTCCTTACATTCCAAAAACGGCACTCGAATACAAGACAGCTCAACAAAATAGCTTACTTGCTAGCGGTTCTAGACTTTCAAACTTTAGTCCCGGATCCAGGATCTCAACCTGGATAGCGACGATTGCTTCCGTTCTTGCAGAGGGAGATTTAAGAACTCTTAACGGATTTGAATACTCAATCAGAGAAGGGGTCTATAACGCCTTTGGTTTTACGAGGTTACCCGGCCTAAAATCAATCGGAGTTCTTCGAATCGAACATTCGGGTCACACAACTCCCGTAACGATCCCAGTCTTTACACTCGATCTCTTTGGTCTTCTTTATGAGTCAATCGCACCCGTTACGCTTCCCGTTGGTGAAACTTCCGTTGAAATCGAAATCAGAGCAAAGAACCCCGGAAAAGATTATAACATAACGAGGCTTTCCATTGATACCCAAGAAGGTCTTGGTACTTTAAATGTTCAAGTTCCACCGAATACAAGGATCTGGAATCCGAGTGATTTCGCAGGTGGAACAAACATTGAAAGCGAAGAAAATAGGCTTCGTCGTTTTCGTAACTTTATCGTTTCTCTAGGTCGCTCTACTCCTCTTGGGATCTATACCGCCGCAACTTCTATCCCAGGTGTTGCAGGAATTCAATTAACGACTAACGTGAATCCGTATTCCGGTGCTTTTGAAATCGGTTGGATCAATCTGTATATCTCAGATGGTACATCAAATCCTCCAGAGAGCCTTCTTAATCTTGTTCAAAAGACCATTGAAGGAGATTTAAACGATCCTGAAAACTTTCCTGGATTTGCGGCCGCAGGTACCTTTGTTGCAGTATTTAGAATTCCAGTTCTCGGAATTACAGTTAAATTCGATCTTCAAATTCAAAACGGATCCCAACTTTCGAACGAACAAGCCTTAGATATAGCGAAGAATCAACTCACCCTTTACTTAAACACCTTACCCGTAGGATTTGATGTTTTACTAAAACAAGTAGAAGGAACAATTCTAAAAGCGCATCCGGACTTTTACAAAGTAAGCATAATCGAGTTTTATGGGAAACTCGCATCCGATCCAGTTCCTTTCCCACTTCCCACTCCAAGTGATATTTCCGTTCCTTCCATTGATCTTCCAAGAACCGGAGGATCTTCCGGAGGAATCACTTCAGGGACCGTGACTCGTGTGGAGCCGTCTTAGTATGCCACATGAAAACAAATTACTGGATGGACTCCCTCAATTTAATGAAACCGATCCAATCTTTAAAGAATTGTTCGGAGATCCTTCCAGACCTGAACTAAGTCCCGTTTCGAATATAAACGATATCAATGTCGGAGCAATTTACAATTCAGTAGAGTGGCATCTTAGGTTTCAAGATCTTGCAGTCAAGAGCGCCGTTCTTTCAGGAGCCGAACAACACTTTTTAGAAAAGTGGTCTGCGTTACTTGGAATTCCACGACCTGCGGGAATGGATGATTCCGAATTTGTCGGATATATCATCGGTTACGTTCTTTCAAATGAACCTACAATTCCAAAAATTGCAGAGATATTTCCCAAACCGGATTTTTCAATTCTTCGCCCAGATGAGTTAGGTTTTGCAACCGATGTATCCGCAAGCGATCTCGGCCTCATTCTTCCCGGACCCGATACCAAAGCCGTTTCATCAATTGTCACGCCGGACAGGGGCGCGACGTACGTTCTCACCAATGATATAAGCAAGTTATCCGACTTACAACTCACCGAACTCAATCGAATTCTTGCGGCGGGCGTTGCCGCGTTTGCAGGGGAAACAGATGGCTAACGAATTAAAAATTCCTTTAACGGATAACGAAGTAAAAGTATATTATCAGAGTTTACTTCAAAAAGTTACGGCAAACGATTTCAATCGACTTTCGGGGGCCGAATCAGAACATTCTGCAATTCCAGCCGTTTTAAGTGCGATACTTGCGACTATCGGAAGAAATTCAGATACCGCGATTGGTTTTTCAGTTTCTACACTTGATAATCAAACGATTCAGGTTGGAAGCGGTCTTTACATTCGACCCCACGCAGTCTATATCTTTCCGCCCGTAACCTTAACCCCTAATTCCGGTTCTTTAGAAGGAATTTATGAAATCGAACTCGAAGAAGCTCTTACCGATTCTTCGGCTGTTCCTCTTTGGAATACAACGACTCAAAGATTTCAACCACAAGTAAGACCGACTCGTAAAACATACCGAACTAGTCTCTTTGAACAGTGGGTAAATACTCAAGGACTTCCGACTCCGACCACGGGAAGAATCGGACTTTTATCTTTTAAGAAAAATAGCATCGGAGAACCCATTACAAACCTCAACCGGATTTTACCGGTCTATGATCCCGGTTTAATTGGAGTGGAAGTTCAGTTAGATCCCGGCATTGGAGACCGAACCTCCCTTGCCGATGCAATCAATTGGCTATTTCAACATTTAGAATCGAAAGATTTTTTAAGGACTACTTCCTCACCTGGATTTGACAACGCAAAGTTTCAAGTCAGGACGCAAGGAAACTTTGCCTATTGGAGTAAGGATGGAGGAGGTACCTGGCTCCCTTTCGCATAACCCCACCCAGTGGCCCATCTTCTCCCGTTTCTGGAGCTGGTGGTCACTGGGTGGGGAATTTAGGACAGGATCGTTACGATGTTTTTCCAAAAGGTTCCTATTCGATCGGCGACGTTTGGCACGTAGTAGATGCACATATCGATCAAGGTGGAAACGTTACCGATTGCGGTCAATGCGGTGGGAACAATAGCTGTTACAATCTTGGACCCTGGTTTGATTGTCCTAAGTGTCCGGCAGGATATTCTCAAAGCAATGCAATAGGGCTATGTTGGGTTGGTGGAAGCGTTTTTAAACCGTGCTGTACGAGTACATGCTGTATCAATACTTGCAACACTTGTCATATTTCGAATTGGTTTACTCGTTATAAAATTTATAAATATGAATTCTTTACTTGGACCTTGGTATCTCAATATACCGTTCACGGAAGATTCTGGAGTTAGTCAATTATGGTTGAGAAGAAAAATGCTGATTTTTCAGAAAAAAGAATGGGAACCTGTCTTACGTGTCCCTTATTGTTAAAAGAATTTTTTGGAGAACGATGCTCAGTATGTCATTGTTTTGTTAGGCTGAAAACGAAGTTAAAACGGGAATCATGTCCTGTCGGAAAATGGTAAATTAAAAAATGTCTGGATGTTGCGGAGGAAGCAGTATGAACCAACAACTTATTTTTCAACAATTGAGCCAACTCACTGGCTTAGGTATAAACAAAGGGAAAGAGCCAAGCGAAGCGGCAAACGAAGCAAATATTTTGATTAAGGCATTGCTTGTAAAATCAAATGAAATGGCGAAAAACTTTCCGGAAAGTAACAAGGAATTGATCTTTCACCAACTCACTCAATACGCGTATGGAAAATTCAGTGTTGAATCAGATATTCCAAAAGTTGTGGAGATCGTATCGAATATCGTTGCCGACCTTCTGTCAAAAGCTAAGGCTCTGGAAAGTCAACTCACAGGCTAAAGAAAATGAAATCTAGAATCCGAAATCGAATAGACCTCTTTTTTTGGCGAATTAAGGCTTCGCGATTTTCTTCAAAGACTTTGATTGATAACGAAGGTTGGCGGCTTGTGATTCGAAATCATTGGTCGCACTGGTTTAACGGATTCCCATTCTTTGCTCTTTCTTTTGAAAGAGGAACCGGCAATGGATCTGTTTTGGTTCTAAACGCCGGTTTCATTGGGTTTGTATTTGTATTGTTTATTTACTCCAAATCTTCAATTGGTTCCCAAGGTAAGAAAGTTTGGAAACAGACCTGATATTTCTGATCTTGATTTATACTGTAATTGGAACCGTTTCCGGTTGGGTGGTCTTCGCGATTTTGGCTCTTCTCGTTTATATATGCGTTTTTGGGATTAAGAGATACAAAATATGATCTAAAGCCCAATTCTTAATCCAGATCCCCGAATTGGATTTCTCTTTCAAAATCACCGACCAATTCTCGCTTTTGTAAAAAGCGTACTAGACTATCCCGATCGACATACACCTTGTCAATTGCGGTCATGATCTCATCAAAGGATCGCTGTGACAGCGCATGAAAAAATAGACCTTCTGTTATCAATGCTCGAAATTGGAGCACTTCCGGATGATGTCTAAACGGTTCTTGATTTTTCAAAATTACCTTCCATATTTTATTTCAACACCTCTTTAGAGTAGGCTTCTTTGATTTGAATTGCCTTAGAAATTGCCTCGTCCATATCCAAAAGAAACGATTTTGCAAACATCATCGGCATACTTGAGTCGTCCTCGATCTCTTTCAGTTTTAATTGAAGAGAATCTTTAATGATGGATAAATCTTGAATAATTACGTTCAGTCTTCCGATTACGGAAGAAGAACCGACCCCCTTGTCCGCCGAAACAGCGATAGACGCCGCAAACTCTTTGATTGTTTGAGGAGATAAGGAAGTCACGTTGTCACCTAGGACACGCTGATAGGTTTTGGATAAAGAATCCATCATCACTTCCAACATCTTACGGTTTGTCGCCGCTGTTTCCATAGAGACAGTTCGAAGAGCTTCCCTTTGAATATCCGTAGCTACGGAATCGAAATCAAAATTATCAAACTGACCGGATTGTAATTCTTTTATGTAGTTTTGAACGACAGACGGTCCTCGACCTGGATACTTTGAACGGTTTTCTACAAACCATTTGTATGCCCTGATTTGCATCGTTGCGTTCGGCTTGTCGTTTACATCCTTTGCAAAAAGTCCGATGACTTCTGCGACTCCCAACGGAAGAGATCTGTCTTTTTTGTGAACGAGTGCAAAAAGATCCGGAGAAAGATTATTCAGTGCCAATCTTTTGTTTACTTCTCCGATCGTGATTCCTAATTTTTCAGAAATTTTCTTCGCATCCCAGCCGTCCTCTACCATCTTCCCGTAGGCTTTGGCTTCATCGGTCGGCAATACGCTTCTTCTTTGATTCTCGGAGAGTTGTGAAGCAAGACGATCGTTACTGGATGCAAACTCTTTAGGAACAACCGGTATTTCAAAATTGGAAGAAAGCTGTCCCTCTTCAATCAGTTCTTTTACGGCTTCGTATCTATGATGACCTGCTACTACCGTCCATTTCCCGTCTTGTATATCGACGATAATGGGAAATCCAGGATCATAACCGCCGTCTTTGATTTTCTGTTTTAAAGAATTGATTTGATTTCGATCGAAATCTTTTTTCGCAGTGTATTGTTCAATCGTGCGGATTTGGTTGAATGGAAGTTTTGTTGGTAGTGATCCGTTTTGCGCCGAACCTCTATCTTTAGAAGGATTTGTTATCCTGATTCGCCTTTTCTTAGTTGTGACCTCTTCTTTCTCTTGCTTTTCTTTTTTTACAGGCTTCCAACCATTAGAAGTTTTTTCGCGGGTGATACCATCTTTCCAAACCGCCTTAGTTCCTAACTGTGCCGGAGGACGGCCCCTTCCTTTTAAAATGAATATTAACTTTTCAAGCGGTTCTTGAACCGAAAGAAGCATTGTTTTGAACAAGCCTTGTTCGTCTTCGGATAACTTTGATTCCTTTAACTCCCCTCGAAGATCCACGAAATCCGAAGCGATGTCTAAAATATCTTGGTGGGTGTCTGAAATATAGGCAAGGTCAACAAATTCTTTAGCCCTCGAATCCAGACCTTGACTCAGGAGTGTTTTCTTTATATGATCGATTAATTTTCCATGATCTCTGTCATCGGGCGTGAGTTTGTAAATTGGGCGATCGGAGTATTTTTTTGGTCTAAATCTTGCCGCCGATTCTTGTTTTAAACTGAATTCATTATCCGAAATTCCTTCCGGTCTTACACGCCTCGTCGAAACATAGTTTCCGTGTTTTCCATGAACTACAATTCGCTTCTTTATTAACTCGGCCGCATTTCCCGATTTTTGGATAAAATGAAGACCCTTTTCTTCCAAAAAGGAACCGCCGACTAAAACTGTTCGTAACTGATTTGCTTTTTGGGATAGTGTTGAAAATTCTTCCCTCGGCTTTTGCATCCCTGCAAGTTTTGATTTTAAGAATTCAAGCTTCGGACTTTTTAATTCCTTTTTCGTAGCCTTTGTTGAAAGCCACTCCTTAAATTGAGGTAGGGTTAAAGCGACGATCGAACCAAATCCATACCAGCTCGTTTTATAATTTACAAGATACCCTTGTTTTGCAGACTTTTCGTCGTGAAAACCAAGCATTACTTTATGTTCGTCGAAAGACCCATCCTTGTTTTTTTGATTCACGACAAATACAATTTGTGAATCCGGGTCCGGGCCGATGAATACGTCTACATGATCCCCGTCCGCCCCTTGTGTTCTTTTGATATAACCGTAATCAAACTTGATTTGGTTTCTCCAAGGCTTTCCATTTTCATCAACCCCGGACCTGTAGGAACCTTTCCGGTTCTCAATTGATATCTCGATCCCTTGAATCCTTACGTGAGTTTTTTTATAGTTCCCTGCTTTGATTTGTGACGGGGTGGGTTCTGATTTTAAAATGTTAGAAGTTCGTAATTCGAGACTTGATTTTTGAGTTTCATCGACTTCCTTCTCTTCAGGACCCGAAGGATCGGATACTTCGACAATTTCTGCGCGGTTTTTTAAGTAAGAAGAAAGAAATGTAACTCCAAGGGACTTAAACTCTTTTGAAAGAGCAATCATTGCATCACGAGAGAGTTCTTTTTCGGAAGAGCGAAGAACCGTTATTAGTCCTTTTCTGGAAAGTGAGTTTATTTCACCTTCATACCAGGGTTCCTCCTCTCCCATCACCCATTCTTGCCAATGAGGATTTGCTTTCGTCATCGACAGATGAATCTTGTCTAAGATCGTTTCTGCGATTTCAGGTGTGATATCCTCTGAGGTCAGAATCTCCATTTTGAAAAGTTCCTCTTCGTAACGTTTTTTTACATTTTATAATCCTCTCGGTATTTATAAAGGGCCTCTTGATTTTCTCTTCTTTGGTCCCTGTCGAGTGATTTTACAAAACCGTCCCAGCTTCCGGCTTGAATCGTTGCTCCGAAAGGTAAAATCAGAATGACTGGAATGTATCCGTGTAAGGTTTTAAATGGAATTGCTACGTTTCTTTCCAGTTTGGATACGAAGTCTTCGGGTTTGTGAGTTTCTGAATTGTAGTGTAATACAATAATTTGCCCGACAGGCTCCGTTCTAAATTTAACTTTGTTTTTCCAAGTGAACCAAGCCAAGGAAAGCATACCTAACAAATACTTAAAAAGGACAAGATGGAGTTTTATAATCTGAATCAGGACGGACGCACGATATGAAAGAATTTTGTAACGGTCCGTTCTTTCAAAATAGAAAAGAAACTCGTTTATTTTTTTTGTCAAAGGGTTCGTTCTAAACGAAGAAGACAACCAACTAAAGATATTCGAAATAGATTCCATATTACTTCCTTTTTTCATCGCTTATTTTCATTCACTGTCTTCCGTTGAAGTTTGCGAGAGGCTTCATTTTGAAAAGTTTGGGTTTGTCCCGATCCTCTCCGCTACCGCCTTCGATAAAGCCTGTGACTCGAAATGTTGGATGATAATCGTAAATAATAGTGTAGCCGTTTTTTGGTTTATCGGACAACCACTGGATTTTTGAGTCCCCAAAGATTAAAAAGTCTTCCCCCTCTTTGTAAGTTACGAAACCATTCTTTCCTTTAGAGATAATTCGATCAACGGAGGCGATTGGAGAATAGGAAACGACATCAAAAACTTTGTTTTGATAGGAAATAAATTCGGAATGCCTGAGTGTTGAAATAAGAAGTGTGATAATATCACCTTCTCCCATATTGTAACCACCTCCAAGAACTCCCATAAGCTCCCCTTCCTGGAAGGTGATCTGACTACGGTCAAAAATTTTCCTCGAATCCGGATCTACTCGATACGTTTTGTATCCGATCTTTACCGGATTGTATAATAAAACTTTGAGTCTGTGTTTTCCATTGACTCTTCTCGGAAAAATTACGGAGTTAAGAGTAAATCCGCTAAATTCTACTGAAATGGGTTCTTCTTTTTCGGAATCCGGAATTTTAAAAACTTGAGCGACTCCAATGATCGCGCCGAAAGGAATTTTTGGGAAAAGAACGTATTCGTTTTTTCCCTCTGCTTCCACATACAATTCTTCAACGAGAGAGACTTTGTATTTTAATAAAACTGAATTCCAATATTTTAGATTCTCCTCGACTTCAAAGAATTCTTCGTGTATTCGTTTGACCGTGAGCGGTTTTTGAGTTTCTCTCGAAAATAGAACTGCACTTTCAATTTTCGTAATTGGGGCAAAGCGAGTGAAAACTTTATTACCGACTATTTTCCAAGCCGTTTCCTCCTGTATTAGTAGGTCTTCCTGGAATGTGCGAACGAGTCCCTCTAAACAAAACTTGCAATTCGGAATTCTTTCTTCCGCCGGACAGGGGCAAGGTGAAAGTCTGTACCAAAGAGCAGACTCCCCTCTTCTCTCTAAGAGATCTTCATTCGTTAAGGGAGTAAGAATATTGGGTTTGGTTGTGATTGAAAAAGGTGTTACTCCACCTTGGCCGGATTTCCTCACGGTTTGGAAACTTTCGTTGCTTGCAAAACGAACTCTCCACGCTTTTTGTCGAATCCTTTGCGAAGTGAGAATTTAACTTCTTTTCCTTCCTTGATTTCCGTTTCGGGGAGAAAAGAATACTTTGCGTTAAAGAAATATTCTATTCCGTCATTCCCGGTGATAAAGCCGTAACCTCCGCGATTCGTATCGCGATTCCAAGGAATGTATTTTCGTACGTTTCCAGTTAAAGTGTGTTTGTAAGTTTCCAATCGATATATTCAGCGAGCCACAAATCAGATTCAGGTTCGTAGCAACACGTCGGTTCCTCCCAGATCCCGATTGAATATAGATCGGCTTTCCATATCGGACCAAATTTTCTTTCAAGTCGGATTCTTTCCTCATTGGCTTCTACGTTTTCCGCGTATCGGTCGTCGATCCTGATTCTTTCCTTTGCGTCCCTGATTTTTCCCTGTCTGAAGATTTCCTCAATTTCACTTAAATCTATTCCATCAATGCCTTCAACGCTCACGTATTCGTATTCATGGGAACAATTCGGGTGCATCGGACAGCAGAATTGATACTCATTTAAGTGAAGAAGAGCATTACTTTTTCCAGGCCAAACTGCAATAGACGTGATCGGATCGCCGGAGAACTTATCCCCTCCCAAATACTTGAGGTCTAAGGACTTCATGTATTTTTCATCTTGGAGGTTTTCCAAGGATGGAAACACCCGTGCGATCTGTCCGAGGAACTCCTTACACTTATCGCAAACGATCGGATTTGGATTCAAGTCGGTCACTAATACGAACCACCACCAAATTGAACATACTGGACGCTTTGTTTTTCATTAGAAAGCAAAAGGAGTTTTCCGTTATTAAAATTGATTGAAGCTTCCGTATATGCAAATCGAGTCATGTCCCGATTAAGGTGATCGGTTAGAAGCTTTTCGTATTTCTTTTCCCGGCGAGCTCGTGTTAAGTCCGATATTCCATCTTCGAATAATCCCAATGCTTCCTTTATTTCAGTATCATCGGGAGAGATCATGAGAGACCTGATTTCTTCTTCAGTCGCGTTTCTTGCAAGAGCCTCCGCAATTTGGCGTCTGTACATTTTTGTGATTAATTCGTATGACTTTCCCGATCTTTCTCCGTTCTTGTCATATACTGCGAGCCATTCCGCCCCTTTTGCTTGTCCATAGATTAGGGAGTAGGTTTGTTCTCTGGTTAATCCTGTTTCCTCCATGAGAACATCGATGTCAGCAAGTTCCGGTAGGTTGTAGATGATAGCTCGCTCTGAAAATTCAGGGATTGTCATTTCTTTAAGTTCGTCCGGGTCTTCACCCTCTCCGATCATATACTGTGCGATGTATCCGAGAACTGTAGCTTTGTTTCTTTCTTCTAAATAAATTCGATTCCAGTCTTGAGCTAAAAAATCAAAGATTCCTTGATCGGCTTCTTCTAACTCGTCCCGAGATATGACACCTTCCGGGAAAATGATTCTTCCTGTTTGGCGGGGCAGTTTGGAATAATCTTTTGAAGGATCAGGCGTTACATTGATCGTTCTTGGATAAAAGGTAGGACGGACTAGGAGTTCCCCAAAAAATTTCTTTCGAAGAATCCCCATCGCATCGGACCAAAGGGATTTTTGAATTTCGAAATGAATTCCTTTTTTTGGATCTCCTAAAAAAGCATACTGTAAGGATATAAAATAGTAGAGCCAGGCGTAGGTGAGTTCCCGCAAAACTCTATACTCAGAAAGAGGAGATTCTCGTTTCATTAGGCAAACCTCTCTTTTGGCAGAGAGGTTTAATCTATTTATTCGATCCCAGCTTCCCTGATGAGCTTACAAGCCTTCCAGAATAGGACGTGAAGCACGGTATCTCTTCCTCTTTGATTTTCAATTGAGGAACAAACGCTATCGTAGAGAACTTGTCTGTCCTGAGACGATAACTTACCAACTTTCTCGGCGAATTCCGTTTCGCTCTCAGGCGTTCCTGAAATCAAACCGGATGCGTTCAGTAACCGAAATCCTTTCCAAAAAAGTATATGGAGAACGGTGTCTCGGGATTGCTGATTGACTACCGAAGAGTAAAGACTGTCAAAGAGGTTTTGCCGATCTGTCTCACTCAATTCAAGGACCAAATTTGCAAGAATCACGTCCTCGTCTTCTGCCTTATCGGCTTGTTTTATTTCAGTTCGTTCAAGTTCCTCGGATATGGGATGAATTTCCGGCGGAAGAATTGCAGAAACATTTTCCGAAGGGGTTTCGTCTTCTGAAAGGTTTATCTCTTCTTTACTTTCAATCAGACTTTCGGGAATTTCGTTTTCGACAGCTTCATTTGTAGACATGGAATCGATTCCTTATTTTGAATTTTTCCAAATTCTACGTGCTCCCGCGATGTATCGGGAAAAGAATCGATCTGATTTTAATGATTTTTTCTAATTTTAAGATGAATTTAATTCTTCCAAACAGGCTTTAATCAATTTCGATCCTATTTCAGTCCGCTTGGAAGAAATGCTCAAAATATAGCTTAGCCGGTTTTTTTAAAAAATCGCAAACGCATTGTTTTTCGTATTGTTTCCAATACAGAATAATTATTTATTCGATTCGCGATTTCAAATCGCCTCAAGTCGACTGGAAATTCTAAAGGCGTTCCTATACTTGATAAGACAAGAATCACGCCCGAATCGGTTTCAATAGGCATTCCGCCAAAAGGACCCGCAGAATTTTTCTTTGGTTTACGATAGATTTCTTGGATAATTCCGTATTCGCCTTCCCTTGGATATTCATATCCCCCTCGTAAAGACTCGATAAGCCTTACTTTATCACCGATTTTGAAGTTTATTTTCCTGTTCAAAAGTTCGGAAATGTCTTCTATTAAATCCTCTTTTTTTTCGCTAGATAGAGTTGCAAATTCTGCCTTCCGATCTTCAATATCTTTGATAAGGCCAGCAATGATTCGCGCCCGTTTGCTAAAGTCATAGTCGTCAAAAATCATATCCGTTCCTATATGTTTTTTAACGGATTCTACATTTATAACAATACGAAATTGATAAACGATTCTCTATATTCTTAAATGTGAATCCATCTTCCTTAAAACCTTTGAACGTTATTTGACTTGTGTCCACTATTTATTTCATAAAAGAATATAAATTTCTGATTTAATGTGAGGAGTAAGAAAACTATGGCTTTTGCAGAAAACACAAACGTATTATAATATTGGAGTACTTTTAGATAACCTAATTCGGAATATACGGCATTTCCCTATTTCGTATTAATTCTTCCAATTATAATACGAAATGACGGAAGGGCCAAAATTTGATATATGTGTTCGTAACTCATTACTTTTAAGCCTATGCAATTTCCGATTTTTTTAAAACAATTCGTTTAATAAAAGACACCTTGTGAAGCGATTTCCATCCGTAAAATTGGATCATACTCGCGTATTCCAGTGAACGTGAAATCATTCGCATGGGATCCGAATCAAAGAGAAGTTCAAATATAATTTTTTCATACGCTTTAATCGAAGAACTTTCAGGATGTAATCTGAAACCTAAATGAGCGATTTCTTTTTCCAATGTATTCAATCTATACATAAACTGTATCCGATTTAGTTCGTAGAAAAAAAGAACAAGGGTAACACAGACCAAAATGGCCACTGAAATCCCCAGCAAATAGAGAAATAGTCCTTTCAGGTCTAGCCTTGGAATTAATCCGAGTAAGGCTCCTGTTAGAAACGAGGTAAGATAAAGCCAAGGAATAACGGACCTTGTATTTCTATTTTCTAGAAAATTGCGCAGATGGGAGAGAAATATCGACCACCAAAGAACTAACTCAGCCGTCTTTTTGTTTCTTTTAAATTCATTCAAAGAATTACGCGGCAATTCACTCGATGATCGAGCTAAACACACGTCCAATGCAAGCAACTGCGCTTTATACAAAGGATATGGGTTTTCGTGGCTCGGTTTCATATTTGCAGGACGGTCGCGACAAATACAATTGGCGAGAACTATTTTTATTGCACTAAAAAAATTCTCTCCTCTACCTTTTTGAAAATTTATTTGGATCTATCCCAAACCGCTCCAACCTTTTATTTCGAATATCTGATACGGTTTTTGGTCTATTTTCTAATTCTTTTTTTACCTTAGAATATGATCTCGTTATTATATCTCTTTTACCTCCGATTATTTTCAACGCCCAATAACGTAGAGCATCCATCGCATGATCGTGATTCTTGATTGGAATCTCTTTAGCATTTCTTCCATCCTTTTGAGGTTCCCAAGAATAAATTGAAAATTCCTCAATTGTATGAACACAAGTTCGAAAAATTCTTAGTTTTAGCCCCCGGGTAGATTCAAGGAGTTTAATTAATGCCTGAATTCCAGTTGAGACGTCTTTATCAGCTGCAAATGTAACGTATCCGCATTCAGCCATCGTTGCGCGATCTTCTGCGTCATGATCGGCTATTATCCAAAGATTCGGCTTTCTTCTATCACTGATAAGTTCGCAGTGCCTTCTGACAGTATGTTCGGTAAGATAATGTTCATCGGCTAAATACCAGGTTTCGTTTGCTTTGTCGAAATAAAGCCACAGGAAGACGAACGGATTTGTATATCCAAAATCTACCGCACCCGCACAGTCCCAGGATTCTGGAATTTTGAATGGCTCAACGATCGCCGATTCAAATTTAGGATAGACAAGACCTTCAACGTCTATCCACAACCCTAGATACAACCGGTCTCTTTCGACTCCCGTAAGTTCCGAAAGCATTTGTTTGTATTCGTCTGTGATAAAAGGATTGTCGAGAGGCGTCCAGTGACGACGGGACATTCTACTTTGTCTTTTGGTTGATAGTGCTTCTCCCGTTTCTGGGTCTTGTCTAAGAACAAAGTATTTGTATATCCAGTGAAACCGGTTCCTCGGATTACAATCGACTATGAGTTTGTTTGTGAGTTCTTCTCTTACATACGAAAGTCTTGTTTTAATTTTTTGAAATGTGGGATACGAGACTTGAGTCGATTCATTTAAAAATATGGTATTGAACTCAGTCCCCATGATCTTCTCAACACGATCAGAATCATCAAGACCAGCTCCATAGATCTCGGCTCCGTTCGTAAACGTGATTACGTGGTCGCTTTCGTTAATTGAATAATCTCGATCCTTTACAAATCCCATTTCCTTCAGGCAAGGAAGAAGGGTTTGTCTCCAAACACTCATTCGAAGATGATTGAGTCTGTATCTTGCTATTAAATGTCTGGATCCGGCGGATATCCAAGCGCGGGATATAATTGCCTTTATGATTAGGTAGGTTTTTCCGCTACGTGCACCGCCGTCGTAGCATATCTCTTGTATAAAGTGGTCGCTCCAATCTTCATCGAGAGCTAAGGATTGTTTCGGAGAAAAATACTTACTTCTTTGGATCGTCTCCGTTTTGACTTTTCTTGGATCTAATGTGAGAAGTTTCTTCCTTGCCGACACCTATGGCTTTCCCGCCAATGAGCTTCTCGATCGATCCGGGTAGTTCTCCTACTCCGGTGATGATTTGAAGATTGAATTGGCTTTTTTCGTCCGGAGATCCGGATTCGTTTCGGATAGTATCAGGTAAACCCAAGGATCGGAGAAGTTCCCGAAGTAGAGTATTTCTCGATTTGATTAGGTAAGAAAGATCCTCGTTGGAAATCTCAGGATCATAGATTCGTTTTTTGATAAGATCGAGAAGTTCGGTCGCCTCGGTATTCATACGGGCAAGAGTTGTTGATGCGTTTGAAATAATGGAAAGTGCCGTTTTTTCCCTCACTTTTCCTTCTATTTCCTCAAAATCATCCTTCCAACCGTTTCTGTGAATCAGATTGTCGAGTTGTTTGTAATCGATTTTATACTTTCGACAAATCTCTTCTCTGGAAGAACCCCGTAAGTAAGCAAATCGAATCTTTTGTTGGTCTTTTTTGGAAAGTTTTTCTTTAGTAGGTGCGCGAGTTGATAAAGCTTTCTCCTTCTCACCCATTGATTTTCTTCGGGTGATCACTTTCTTTTTGGCTACCATTGGTAGTACTATAACAGAATAGGTTTTATCATAATCACGAATTGAAGCACTCTTTTATACCTCCTCCTTCGGTTTAGATCGAACTATTGAAAGGAGAAGATCAGCATCCAAACCGCTGATTTCGTTAAGTTCGATTCCATAGAAATTCCTACTGTTTTCTAATGCTACCTTGCCTACAGTCCCCTCTCCCATAAACGGATCCAAAACTGTTCCTCCCTCCGGACAACCTGCAAGAACACAGATTTCAAATAGTCTTTCAGGTCCGACGGCTGTATGTCGTCCTTTTGAATTAGGCGTTGGTATCTGCCAAACGGATCTTCGTCTTGCCGTAAAATCATTGGATCGAATTTTATTATTTAAAATTCGCTTTTTGATTTCAGACGGATTTTCGGCCTTGTGGTCTGAATAATCTTTTAGCCCAGTCCCTTCATACTGCCCGTGTTCGCTTGCCCCCATCGACTTCAATATGGCTGGTAGCGTAGGTTTTGGGTTATGAATTCCTCCAAGTGGCACAGCAACAGACCGAGAATCGAAATAGTAATTCTCGATATCCAGAACAAACAGAAGTACATATTCGTGAGAGTTTGTAAATCTTCGGCTTACGGATTCGGGTTTGCAAGATCCTATATTTCCATCATCCGTCGAAATTGACTTTGCCCAGACAATCTCTTGAACAAAAATATATCCTTCTTCTTGCATCATATCGATAAATCCGGAAGGTATGCGAAGAGCGCATCCGTGCCTAAATGAATCGCCAATATTTACAAATACGGTTGCAGATTTTTTTAGTCTTCTTTTTGCTTCTCGAAAAACCTGACTGAGATGGAAATAATATTCCCAAGGACTTGCTTCCCGACCAATCTCTAAGTTCGAATATGGATGGCCCTCTGGAAGATAGATTCGTTTCTGGAAGTAGGGTGGAGAAGTTACGATACAATCTATACTATTTTCATGTTTTTCTTTTGAAAATGACCATTTTAGAATCCGGTCCGAAGCTCCGATAGATACTTTGTAATTCATTTTATTCTTTCCTCACAAAGTATCGCGATTTCTTCGAACAGGGAAATCGAACATTCCCACTTACCGCCCTCTAGTTCCGCGATATAGGATTGAGAATATCCAAGTAATTGCGCGAGCTCAAACTGAGTCATACGTGCATCCTTACGCAGTTCCCGAATTCGTGAGGCTAATTCTGAATTCTCAAATTTAAAATTCTTATTAAATGACTTTGACCGTGCCGCTTCGGCAGAATCTCGAATCACGTCTTTAAATTTGCCTTTCCATTCATAATTGAGATTTTTTCCGTTCACCTGAAGTAGAAAATTTCCGTCCGAAAGGTCTGAGATACTCACTCTTAGGCCGCGTATCTTTTTTTTCTCCCAAAGACTCCTTAGTTCTTCTAGTGTGACCTCTTTACTACTTCCAGTTCGTATCTTTTTTAAATCAGCTTTCAGAGTCGATGTAGGGATTCCCGTTTCATCTGAAATCGTTTCGAGTCTACGAATTGTTATTTTTGACCCAGTAAAAAAGTCAGGACAATATACTTGCAAAATTAGAATTCTATCTCGATGCCCGAAATGACGTCTCCTTACATTTCGAGAAATCATAAAGGAGAGTTCGTTCTTTGGAGAAACAACGTATCCTGAAATAGTCGTCCATCCAAGAAGTTTAACGGCTTTTACCCTGTTTTCCCCGGACAAACAAAGATAAATGTTTTCATCCTCAATATAGCGTACGGATATCGGCTCGTGTAAACCGAACTTTGAAATGTCTTTTGAAAGATTTTTAATGTATGATTCAGACTTTGTTTTAAAAAGGTCTGAGTTTCTTGGATGGAATCGGATTCCATCCAAGGGAATTTGTGAGATGGAAGGCGAGTCTTCACGTCCCGCGTTTAAATTTAGGTTTAGTTTGACAGAGCTTTTCACACCCTATGCGTAACTTTTTTACCCCGAAAGAGTCCATTCGAGAAGCGAATCATTTTAGAAAAAATTAAGGACTGTCTACTTTTTTGTTTTTAGTTTCTTTTGCTTTTTTTGATTTTCTAAATCAAGTTCTATTGCGCGCCTTAACCCCCCAAATGGCTTTAGCTGTTTTGCCAATTTACTTTTTTCGATTAGCAGTTTTTTAGTTTGAGTGTCGATACTTTGGACTTGTTTTACAATCTTGTGAATCGTCGTAAGTTTCTTTTTATCAAGATCTTTGAGCTGAATCGGAGTAGGTTCATTTCCGGAAAGAATTGCTTTTGCTTCTTTTAGGTATCTTTGATTCGTCCTTAAAGATCTACCAAAAGTCTTTGTAATCACTTCGGACAAAGGAGGCCCTAACTTCTTTCTTTCTTCCGGTGAAATATTTCCTCGAAACTCTTTGAGTATTCTCTCTTTTCCAAACTCTTTGATGATTGCTTTTACGGTATCTTCATCGCCCATCGGAGTACCGTCATTATTGACTGAGTACATTACATACTGGCGGACCTCTTCTGTTAGCTCAGAAACAACCATTTTAGCCAAAATCGTTGGGTGTTTAGCTTTTTTATTTCCTCTTGATCGACGATCTCCGTTTAAGAGCCAATATTTCCCATTTTGAGTTGGGTGTTTAACGACGATTACGGCTTCAGTTACTCCGATATTTTTAATTTTCTCATTAAATGCGTCTTCTTCCTCTTTGGGAATATCTCGAGATACTAAGTTAGGATGTTTTATTAGGTCGGATTGATTGATTCTAAAAGAGTCTGAGTAGTCTATTTTCATACGGACTATATTTTTTGTTTAAGGATAAAGTTTAGTAAAGTCATTTTTCCTTCCAAAACCTCAATTAAATAACTTAGAAGAGCCTGAGTCCGATTCGACGTTCTGCTTCTTCTGCAAACTTAGGAACAATTTCGATTCCCGTATATTCACAACCCAAATCTAAAGAGACAACTCCTGTAGTCCCTGATCCAAAAAAAGGATCAAAGACCCTTGGAGGCACCGGATCATACGGATGATCACATTCCGAGACCATTTTTTTTCTATATTGCATCCCGCAAATTCTACAAGCTCCAATTTTACTGGTTCCTGCCTGAATACAAAGTGAGATTAATTCCCGGGGAAAAGTCGCCGTATGTGAGGTTTTCGAAGGCGCTGTCGGCACGGTCCAAACAGACCTTTTGTTTCTTTTTTCTTTTATGACCTGAAAAGTTTTACCTCTTTTGCTCTGCGATTCTGTCCTTGTTTGATTTGAACTTTCTAACAAATGAGGTCTAAAACTCGGATGGCCCGGCATGAGGCTCACCGCCGGTTCTGAAATTGCATCGGAATCGTAATAGTATTTTGGACTTTTAGTTAATAGAAAGATATACTCGTGGGAAGTAGTACACCTATCTTTTACAGCCGAAGGCATAGGATTTGGCTTACTCCAAATAATATCCTGTCTCAAAATCCATCCGTCTTCTTGTAAGGCAAAGGCCACTTTCCAAGGAATACCGATTAGATCTTTCTTTTTCAGGCCGCAGACACGCGTAGCAGTTTGAAGTAAGGACTTATGTTTAGAAACCTCCCTCTTTTTTTCTTTTTCTTTTCTTTCTCCGGTATTATATGAGTCTCCTATGTTTACCCAGGCCGTCCCTTCCGGGTGCATCACTCTTCTGACTTCCCGAAATACCTCAACGATTCGTTTTATATAATCCTTTGGAGCATCTTCAAGTCCAATTTGACCGGGATGTCCGTAGTCCCTAAGACGAAAATACGGCGGGGAGCTTATTACTGTATGGAAATAATCAGATGGGAATGTTCGAAGACGCTCTAAAGCATCCCCTATAAAAATCTTGTTTCTTAGATTTTCTTCCATTCTTTAAACTTGCGAAATCACGCAAGGAAGAATGTAACGAAGATTAAAGTATCGGAAAAGAGGCCGATTTTTTAAGAATTTAAGGTTTTATATTTTTTCCATTCTGCTTCAAATTTTAAAAGGTCTGCAAAGTAGAAGTCGTTTTCTAATCTCTTCCACATACGTTTTAACTGCAAATTCGGAAGTTGCTCTTTTACTATATTGTATTCTTCCCAGTGATCCGCAGGAAAACTCTCTGAAACTTGAGACAATCTAAACTGTTCGATGAGTTTTTTAACAAGGATTTCAAATTCACTCTTGTTTCCTTTTGCAAATTTTTCTTTAGATTCTCGCGGGAGGCGACTCCTCCCCCGTCTTTCCACTCTCCAAGGTCTAAACATGGTTAAAATTCTACTCCGGACGCTTCTACCATCGCTTGAAACGGATCCTTGGCTAAATGAAATTCATCATAGAAAAGGAATTGGGCTTTAAATACTCGAATCGCGCTAGTACAGTCGTAGATGGCTCGATGAACTTTTCTTGGCTTAGTACTCGCATAAAACCGGACCGCGGAACTTAAATCGTGTTTTCCGGATTCACGTTTCTTGAAAATTCTGTACGGATCGATGATCTCTTGTGAAGACAAAGGACACAAAGCTCCAATTCTAGCGAATTCGTTTTTCAAAAGTGGAATATCATACTTGATAATATTATATCCGCTCAATGGTAAGTCTGAAATTGTATTTGTAATTTTGTCCTGAATATCTGAAAGCCTTGGAGCGTTCTTGACCATAACGTCAGTAATTCCATGAATTTTTGTAGCAGAAAGAGGGATCGGCATCTCTGGATTTACAAGTGAAGTAAAGATTTTTGAAATTCTAAAGCCCCATCCGTCCCACAAAAGGACAATCATCCCAATTTCAACAATTCGGTCCCGAGAAATATCCAGACCCGTTGTCTCCAGATCCAAAAAAACGATTCGAAGACCTTCTTTCATTTTATTTGCTCTTTTTGTTTCGAACCTTATACATCGATCAATCTTCCGTTTCGCCAGATCATGGTTTTGCTCGGTCTATTTTTTCGATGGATTCCGTATTCGTATCTTTGAACCGAATATTCCACCCCTTCGGGAGCCGATGTTTGCAGTAAGGCGGCAGTTGATATTGCAATTTTCGCACCCTCAGGTCCATCAAACCACTTCCCGATTGCACCCCAAAGCCTGGGTGTTTGAGAAGTCGGAGGTAAGTGCTTGTAAATATGAAACTCTTCTTTCAAAATTCCGTTCATGATACACCTTCTTGCTGTTTCACTAAAACGAGTCCGTTTTCATTATTGCATTTTGAGTAAGACCGATCCTTTAATGGAAATTTTTCAATTTTTGCATCTTTATTGGAATGTAAAACGACACATGTCGTTTTACGACCCGCGCCGTAATGAGGATCTTCCTTCTGATACAACTCCTCTACTCTATCCTCAAAATCTTCGTATAGAGTTGGCGCAACTTCATTAAAGAATTTTTCATAAAGAATCTTTTTACCGCCAGTATAGGTTTGAGGATCCAAGTTTTCTTGATAGAACTGGATTGATGCGCTATGAAGTTTATTTTCCTTTGCCCAAAGCAAAAAACATTCATGTCGGCTTTTAGGAAGCGTTCGACTTGTTTTAAAAACTGTGGTCGGAGGATTAGAAGTTTGATTTTCTTTTTTAAAGCTCTCTTTCCTAATTTTTTCTTTATTCTGAATTTTCTCTTTTGAAATTTGCTTTGTGCGGTCTTGCGGGAAAAGACGCGCCCAGAATTTTGAAAGAGTTTCAGGGCTAACCGCTTGCCTTCCCCAAAACTTTGAATCTTCGTTTCTCAATTGCATTAAAATCTGCAATTTAATATGAACTTGGCTCCAATCTCCGTTTGTCGTATTGTATATCCATTCTAGACTTTTCAGTTCTGAAAGCGGCTTACCCATTGCAATACCGTGCTCTTCGTTATACACCTTTTGAAAGGATTCAAGCCAAAGAACCGGAAAGTTCCAATTTTGGTTTTCCCGGTTCCGGTTTTCTTTCGGTGAGCGTTCAGGTGGCTCCTTCTCTCTAGAAGTATTTAGTATTTGGTTTTTTAGGAATTGGTCCATTCGTACTTTGTCTTTAGTACTTAGTAGAGGCTTTTTTACCGGGGCCGGGATTTCCAGCTCCGGGGAAGCCGAGGCCGGATCCACCGGGACCGGAAAATCCAGTCCTGGTGAATTCTCCACTCCTCCAGAAATTGAATCAAAAAGGGTTGGTTGTATGTCTTGAGATTTAGCTTTTTTATTACTTACCTTTGCCGCCATGACAAAAGGTTTTCTCGAGGTCTCAAAAAAGTTCCAAACCTGTTTGATCCTTCCGGTTTCCGGATCTCTCTCGCGAACAAGCTCCGCATATCCGAAATGGACAAGTTCCCGTAGACCTGCTATGGTGCTTTCTTTTTTGTCCGAAGCATGAGTTTGCAATTCTTCACTATTTACCGCCCAATCCGGAGGAAGTTGTAAAAGAAATATCAAAATACCCCGCGCCTTCCAGCTAAGCCTTGAATCCCGTATCCAAACGTTTGTTACGATCGTAAAATCTCGTTCGGGTCTTTCTGCGTGGAAGATCCTTTGTTCTTTGGAAAACAGAATCATACTTCCAATTCCCTTTCGTTTTGAAACATTTCCGAGACTGAATCAAAGCAAGAGAGAGGACTTTGTTTGTCGCATTCAAGTCGCCTCTCCCAAGCGTCTAAAAGAGTCGCCAAAACTTTCTCGACAATCTCAAGAGAGTCCGTGAAGTAAAAGAGCAAGTCCCGCTCTTTAAATAATACGACCTCCCCTACTTCCACACTAAGTCCCGGAATAAAAGAACATTTGTAGACGGATGGAGAAAGTGGGCTTTTTAGAAAACGATATTCGTTTAGGAGATTTTCTAAGGGAGAAGAATCCGTGTTTTTGTTTTCACTCAACGCGGAAGAAGAAAAAGAAAAGAAATTTTCCAAGTGTTGATTCCTTGTGGAGATTCTATTTTTTGAAATATATCTTATTTAAGCTTCGTAAAATGTCTTCGTCTGTTCGCTTACGGGGTAGATATTGAAATACAATGCCCCCTATCCCCGCGATCAGAAGAAAAACGCAAACTACAATTATGATTGTTCCCATTTTCCAGACCTCCTTGACTCGAATCCTTTTTGATTTTGGTCTGAAATTCGATTTAGACGAAGATTCCAGAAATTAGGTTTTTTATTACAGTTTAGGTTCTTTATCTTTAGAGTTCGGTCTTGTTTCATATCCGACCTCTTCTTCGATAATCCAATGGATACACCAAGCAAAGGATTCGTCTTGAAATACGACTTCATCCGTATATCGATCATATACTTCAAAGTAGATAATTCCATTTTCTTGGTTCTCGACTTCACGAAATCTATACTGCTCGATCGGCCTCAAGATTTTGTTCATTTTGAATTAGTTTGTCGTTTTCGAAATCACACTGGGTGAGTTCTTTAAGAAGAAATTTCATCCCTTTCTGAGTTACGACCGTCTCTTTATAATAACGATTTACAGGTTTACCATGGAGAGTGGTTTCATACGGAACCTGGACGACTCGAAACCTTCCTCTTTCCACATGATACCTTCCGGGAATATTGTTTTTTCCAAAAATTCCTCTTTCTCTCAAAAGTCGTAAAAGGTTATTTCTTCCGAGCCTCGGAATCGCCAAAATCGCGGATGCCTCTTGGAGGGTGAGATCTCCTTCCGATTTAAGTAACCTTTCATATTCTTTATTGTTTGGTTTTATTTCCGACTGAAAGGCGGGATTAAAATTCCTTTCCGGATTATATTCAGGCTTCCGATTTAGGTTCTCTTGTTTTTCTAATTCCAATCTAAGTTCTTCAAGAAAACTATGTACGGAATTAAAATCCCTTTCCCTTAAAGGTATTTGTTCCGCTAAAATATATGCTTGCCTTATCGTAAGCATCGCATACATCTCACTATATTCCGAGTTACTCACATTGGATTCGGAGTCCTTCCGTCTTTCTCCCTCGAACCATACGTTTTTAAATTCAGGGTGGGAGCGTAGTAGGTTGAGAATTTTAAAATGATCCATGCCCAAAATACGAGAAATGATTCGGCTGTCCGTGCAAACCGCATCGCGGTAAGGCTGAAAAGTGGCTGCTTGTCCCATCGTCATGGAGTAACTCCAAAAATTTTCTCCCCAGATTCGTTTAATCGGAACGAAATGGCTTGTCTCATTCTGTGCGGATGCCGCACATTGTAAACAAAATAAATTGCGGGTTATGCACTTTTTTAAATATGAATATAAAAGAACGCCTCGAGAGCATTGAAAAGGAAAACGACCTAACACACGACCAGTTTGCAAATGAAATTGGATCGTCTAGAAGGCAGTATTATTCTTACAAGAAGGGGGAGCTTGAAATTCCGGAACACAGGCTGGACAAAATTGAATCTAAATTTAATGTCCGCAGAGAATGGATTAAGGAAGGAAAAGGCGAGAAGTATATCACTAATGAATTTAGCGAATTAGACAAAAAGATAAAATTAGTTAAGAAGCTAGAGTCCTTTGGAATTTTGACTTACCTTGAGTCCTTACCCGCGAACCTTCCCAAATCAAAGAAGACGACTCTTCAAGAATTTCTTCGCTTTTTTCTCTCTCGTCTTTCTGACGATGAAAAGTAGCGAGCAATTCTTTCGCTGTATTTTGGGCGACTAAATCAGAAGGCCCCCCCTTGTTAATCGCTCCAACCATTTTCCGCAATACTAACACGAGTTCATTCTTCAAATTTTCGTCGTTCACACTGCACCCATTTTTAACCGTCTTAAATTCTATCGGTCTACAGAGTCAATTCAGCATTTTCCTTATGGCTTAAAAAACCAAATTTTCTTAAGGACTAGGAGAGATTTGCAATCTCAAATTTCGCGTCTCATCCCGATTCGACCTTTATTCTATTCTTTCGGTTTCAGGGATCAGACATGATAATGCGAATTTATTTTAACGAAAGCCAGGTATATTTAAAGGTTCAATTCTTATCACAGTTCTTAAAAAGAACTCTGAGTTAATATTTTTTCGACATTTGTTTTGATTCAAAATTTTCAATCGGACTAATGAACTTGCAAAAAGTGAAATTTCTCCTCCCCCCTATCGACTTCCTGTAGGTAGCACAGGGAGAAATATCGGAAAAGAGAGGATTTTGGAGTTTTTAGGAAAGTTAAGTTTTCAATTTTAAAACCTTTAGTTTTTTTCATTTAAGAACTATATATATGTTAAGCAAACCATTCCAAAAACTACAAGAACTTTCGTCAACAAGCTTGTCGATTATCCAGTTTATTTTCGGATAGCTCTTTCTAACCTAAAAATTCAAAAAATATATAGAAAGTTTAAAATCGGCTTTCCTTAAAAAATATACTGAAAGAATAAGAATTATGAAAGTTTACACTTTTGCAAACGTAAAGGGTGGGGTTTCGAAATCTACTAGCGCCTCCCATCTATCAATGGCGCTAGCTCGTCGAGGAAAGACACTTGGTGTTGATCATGACCCCCAAGCAGATATGTCAGATGTCTTCTTCCCTGATGAATCCCCTGAATTTTTTGACCAAGCTAATACATTTACTGTAATCAGATCCGAAAGCACATTAAAAGAAGCAATTAAAAGTAAATACGGCGTAGATCTTCTGCTTTCAGCCTTGGAGCTTGAGGATTTTCAATACTACGTTGGAAAGGATGTATCACTTGTCACAAGATTGAATGAAGTCTTAAGAAAGTCCGAATATGATTTCGTTGTAATAGACACCCCTGGCTCCGGCTCTTCAGAAATGCTTTCGGCGCTTTTAGCTACAGACGCTGTTATCATTCCCGTCAATCCTTCAAAATGGGCAGTCCGAACAATTAAGAAAGTTTTTCGAAAAATTAACGAAGCTTGCAACTTCCCTGGTTCTCATCTAACCTCTGTTAGTATCCTTCCCACAATCTGGGGGAAATCTGGTCGTAGCGAACAAATTTTTGACCAATTGCAACAGATCCCGCAATTATTGAAGTTCCTTCAGTCAACGGAGATTGGTTTTGAGAAAGTACCCGTCCCTATTATACTTCCTCCCATTCCACAATCCAGTACAATTAGAGACAGGACCGAATTCGGTGAGCCGTTAAAAGAAGGGACAGAAGGATGGTTGGCGTATGATTTATTAGCCGATCTTATAATTGAAAAAACCGGAGCGGTTATCACAAACAAATAGTTCAGTCAACTGAACTATTTGTTTGTTTAGTAATAATTAGATATAAGGAATAGCGATGTCCACCAAGGCAAATCCCAAAAAATTATTTAGCGTAAAGGATTCTTTCGGAAAATCATCAACTACCCCCAAGATGGAAACAGGTGGAGTCAATCAGAGTAGCGCCCTTCTGCGAGAACTTGCCGCTCGGGGGAGGCAACCTGCAATCGCTTCGGGACTGGAAAATATTCCAGTAAGCCAAATTATTAGCGAAGGGAATCCAAGAACCAATTTTGACGAAAAATCACTCAATGAATTAGCGGAAAGCATAAAGAAATATGGACTAATTCAACCAATTACGGTGCGAAAAAAAGGGAACGAATATCACCTTATCGCTGGCGAAAGAAGGTTTCGCGCAGTAAAAATTAATGGCGAAGAATACATTACAGCTATCGTAAAAAACGTCAATCAGATCGATCCTGAATTGATTCCTGAATATAAACTTATTGAGAACATTCAGCGAGAAGACTTAAGTGATCTTGAAATTGCCCTCAGTATTACAGTTATAAAAATAAGAAATGACCTATCAGCCGCGCAGTTAGCCGAAAAATTTCACAAATCACTATCATGGGTGAAGCAAAAATTAATGCACGCTTCCGCTATCAATGATCTGACTGAATCAGAAACCCCTGAAGAGACCAATCTTTTAGGAAAAATACCTACCTCCTTGCTTATGGAGATCCTTCCTGTATTGAAGACAAACAGCAAAGAAGTTTTTGATTGGTTGCTACCTAAAATTGAAAGCGGAGATCTCCCCAAACAATCCGAGGCACGTCAATTTGCAAAAACCTTTAAGCCCAAGGAAGCCTTTATAGAGAAAAAGAAGCATTCTTTTGCTAACAGTGAAGAGATTCTGGCCGAAATCGAAGTTATTGATAAAAAAATTTCTACTCTTAAAAAGAAGAAAAAAGAGTTAAAAGACCAGCTTGAAAAAATGCCCAAAAAGTAGATTTATGCTCTCTTTGGGCATTTATATTAACTGCCCAAAATTTTTTAATGCTCTAAATAAAAAAGTAGTACCAAAAACCGTACGGGTATATTATCGTACCAGCATATCTCCTAACCCGAGATTCGAGATCAATAACCTGCGGGGAGGTCAGAGGCCCCAAAGGTTTTCTACCACTCTTCTTGTGTTTTTATCAAATAATTTTACTATGTCTCTTTAAATAGCTTGACAGGTTTCATAATCTTTATCTATATCTGTACCCATCTTAGGAGACATAACTAAGATACGGCCCCTCTGACTAACGGCCGAAAACGATCTCGAATCGAGGACCATCCAAAAGGCTCCATGCCTAATCTATGCTCCCCGTTTTGAATAGAGTAGGGTAATACAATTTACCATGCGAGCCCGAAGTATGTCCGCATCGGTAAAAAAGAGCGTAGCAATGGAAGCTCCTTTGAATAGGAACCCTGGCAAATTTTGTCCAGGGGTAATAGACGACATGCCGTATGCGAGAAGCAAACAAATCCTTCTCGCTAAAATTGCAGAGTTGGATATCAACGGAAGGCAAAAATACGGCGGTTGCATTACTAAGAACAGGGATCTCGGAATATACGTGAGACTAGCTGAAACGACAGTTTCAAAATATATCAGAGAGTTTAAAAAAGACGGCCTAGTAACTCAAACTGAATTCCATGGGCATTATAGAATCCTGAGGATTTCGGATGAATTGTATGCTAAACTTATGGATGAAAAAGCCTGGAGAGTAGAGCAGGCAAATAAAAAGAACGGCTCGTACATAAATCCTAGTCAGCCCAACACACCTAGCTCAAAAGCTAACCGCCCCCCCGGAAAAGCGTACGGAGCAGACCCGTACACCCAGTCACCTTCTCGTTGTACTTCCCTAGAGACTTCTGTACCAACTTCTGTACATCTTACATTTGATGAAAATGGAGATATATGGAAAAACTTCTTATCATATTCAGATGAAAGGCTAACAAAAAGCAGTAAAGAAGCCTTGCATGGGTTAAAAGTAAACTCGGACGGTAAAACAATTACGCTTTCAAAAGAAGTTTCAAGTTCACTTTTAAATTTAATTACGAAATATTTTAGTCAGGAAGTAAATCTAAATCTTACGGTTAAAATTCAAACTCAGGATACTTTGGTAGGGGAGGAAGTGGATTCCAATATTGAGTTGGGAAAGAAAATAGAACAGCCATCTGTTCCTGATACTCAAATCGAAGATAAGAAAAATTCTGTTACAACAATTGTTCCACAGAAATCAATTTCGGAGATAAAAATGGAACATGAATATTTCTACAATATCCGATTCCGAGACGAAGCAATCAGAGGCTTTTTAGACTATTCGAACTTAAAGTTAGAAAAGCAAGATCTGGAAACTTTAAGAAACGTTAGGATATGGTATGATTTGGAAAAGATCACGTTTTTTGATTCGATTCCCGGAAAACTCAAAAATCACATTAGAGACTATTTTCTAAATAAAACAAAAACGGTAATCGTGCCAGTCTTTGTTGAAAATATAATCCATTTTCATACAGCGGCATAGAGTGAATGAATCAACGGGGAACGAGAACCATTCTCAGGCCTCCTTCAAAGGTTAAAGAACCATGAGGTCGATAAGAAGAGTCGGATTTACAAGGCTTCATTTAGAGATGTTTTTGAGATAAGAAAATGGTTTTAGATAAAATTATTTCGAAACGGGAAGGAAAAACCGACTGCCCCATTTGTAGAGGAGTCGGATTTTATTTAACTGAAAAAACAGCAAGAGATTCATTTAGTGTTTTAACACTTTGTACGTGCATTTCCGAAAATTGTCCCTGCGATGGAAAACAGCCTTGGATGGTATTTGATTCAGCACAGAGAAAGATGATATCTTGTGTTTGTCACGGCGCAAGGATGGAACTCGGAAAATTTGAAACTTTGTTTAACAAGTCGGGAGTTCCGCCTAAATATAAATTTCGAACATTCGATCAAATGGACCAAGATTCAAGCATAGGAATCCAATTTACGATAGCCCACGACTGGAGTTCGGAACTTGTAAAAAATTGGAACAATCCGAATATAGAAAATGAAGGATTGTATCTTTGGGGGAATCCAGGCACCGGAAAAACTTTGTTAGCATGTGGGATAATTAACGAGATGATATTTCGACATCAGGAAAGTTGCAAATACGCTAAAATAAATAGAGATTTCTTTGATAGGATTAAAGACTCATATCAAAAGGGATCCGATATACATGGGAAGGAGAAATCAATCGAAACGGAGTTTGCAAGCGTACCAATACTCGTTTTAGATGATTTCGGAGTCCAAAAAGATACTGATTGGACAAATTCGAAGTTGTACGATTTGATCGACGCTCGTTACGAACAAAGCCGAGTAACAATCATTACTTCTAACTTTCCTTTATTAACTTTCAAAAGCCAAGCCGAAGGAAGAGTATATTCTCGTTTATGCGAAATGACGAAAGAGCTTTCACTTTCTGAATGCAAAGATTATCGTGAAAAATTATCAAAATCATAATACAAAGAAGCGATTGATAGAAAAAGTCGCCTCAATCGGGGTGGTTTGCTCTTCCCTGTATGTTCTACAGGGGGAAAATCAAATATTCTAAAACGGGATATTTTGAATAAAAATAGAGCAAACTATGAATTTAATAGAAACTTAATGTAGTTTTGTCGTAGGGTGTATCGCTATAACTTGGACTAATTGAGATTCTTTGAAAATTCAAAAATACCTGGATTTAGAATTTCGCACCAATGTGAAAGAGTGGCGTCACGAATGGAATATCTGTAGCCTGTTCCAGGTCGCTTAATAATTCCGTCTTCCGTAACCTCTCCTACAAAAAATTCACCCGAGATTGAGCGCAGTAAAATCTGTTCCCCTGACTTTATTGTCGGGGATTCGTTTTGAAATTCTTTCCAGTTCACATCCTTCTCCAAATTAAAAAATTCATGATTAATTTCTAAAGAGAAATGGCCTCGATAAAAATCAATGCTATTTGGTAAATTCTGCAATTTAAAGGCTTGTTTTCTACGTTGTTCGCCTTTGATTGTAGGTAAATTGGAACTGTGTTCTTTTAAATATTTCGTTCATTAAACGACAGATTTTAAGGCACTAGGGTTTTGCGGTATTCGATTCTAGATTTTTTGTAAAAGATCTATTCCGAAATCCTCTTTATATTAACATTTTTCGCCGATTCACAATTTCTATTTTATGCCTTCTCTGAGGCTTCTTTTTTTATATATAAATGGTACAATCTCATTTGATTTTTATACTTGAGAAAAATTTAGGGCTTTATCGAATTTTGAAATGAGGGATAGAGCAGAGGCCAAATCGAGATAGAACTTTAATACGTTTCGCGAAATTAATATCAATTCCGAATTAATTCTTAATTAAGTAGTTTTCCGAATCTAAGATAAACCTTCTAACGAGTTTTATGATCATACGATTGTGAATTCGTAAAACCTCCTCATTGGAATTATTGTAATACAATCCTCTATGAATTGAAAAATACCCGAAATAATCTTTTTGAAAAATTTCCGTATTGGATTTGTTTTCCCTGATGCTAAAATTCACTTCTACGGTGCATTTTTGATGAATCAAAGGAACTCCGAAAAACCCTAAAAACAGAGCCGCAAAGCTTATGGCAAATGTATGCAGGGTTTCTTGACAAAAATAGTGTTTCGTTTTGCCGGTAATTAGTAAATCCGAGCTAAAATCTTTCCCTGGATCGGAATCATTGATTTCATTTATATTGAATCGTTTTTTCAAGTTAATCTTTAAGTGTTTTTTTAGCAAGGTTTCAGCCGGGATTCGTTCCTCGCCAACATCATCGAAAGGAGAATAATTTTCATTTGGTGCTGATAAAACAAGGGGGAGAAACGCAAGAAACATCGCATTGATTCGGAAGGAATCATCCGGATTCTTTTCAAATTTGAGGCTTATTGTTTTTAATTCTTTCTTCTCGCGCAACTCGATATTCTCAAGTTTTTCGTGTTGATAGCGGTAGAAGCAATTTAGTTGCGAACAGACGAGGAATACAATTGCCATCCTAATCATTTTTATATTTGTCCAACTATTCAAAAAGCTATAACCAACTATTTTATTAAAGATTAAATCCAATTCCAAACTTTGCAGAATATTCCTGAAACGACCAGATATGTCTTTGTTTAACATCGAGTAAATTATGAAAGCTTCCGGTTGTTTCAGCATAAGCGTCGTAATTGTTCCCGACTGCTTCTCCTAATAAATAGACTTTTTCGCTGATAAAGAAACGTGAACCGATGATAATACTCGATTGAACTATTTTGGTGTTGTAAATCGCTTCTCTCCCGTAACCGACGGAAAGGCGAATATATGGATCAAATATTGAGTTTTCAAGAAAGTGATACGAGAGATGAAAGTTAAAAGTTCGAATTCGTAGAAATGAATTATCGTGGTAGGTAATATAGGGTAGAGCATTTTCTAACTTGATGAGTGAATCAGTGGGTATATTTTGAGATTCCGGAGAAGCGTATCGAAGAATCCCGATACCAAAGAGATAGTCAAGTTTTGGATAGGAAAGATTAGAGGCTTGAAACTGAGCGTTGTTCAAGCTGAAGCCTAATCCAAATTTGGATTGAATTAAATATTCAAAAAGAAAGGAAGCATTTTGCCCGGCCACTTTAGGTTTCGGAGCTTTGTCGAAAGCATAAACACTCGCAATCTTGTCTCCTGGTGTTCCAAGTTCATTCGCATAAGGCCCGATGATTTCGATATTGTCGTATTTTACTTCCCGGTCCATAGAGCTACCGTCGATTTTATTTGGGGTCGCATTCAAATATTTAAGTCCTTCTCCATAGGTGGCTTCGAAGAAGAGCGGACCTCTTTTGTTTTCTGCGATTATCCCGAAAGAAATAAACATGATTCCGATTACGGAGAATTTAATTGTCTTGGTCATTTTTTTCTCCAGATAAAAATCGTGAGTATGAAATTCAAAAAAGAAATGATCGCGAGCGTAACAAGGGCCGCTTGATAGTATTTTTCTTTCGAATTGACCTTTTCGTTTTCTTGATGGTAGGTCCTCGTTTGCAATAGAATCGAATTCAGCTCTTCTTTAATATCCGCCACCGAACGATATATCTCAGAGTCCAAAAGAATCACTGTATTCGATCCTGAACCTTTTCCCAAGGAAGCCTGCCCAAATCCTCTCTGGCTTGGCATTTTTCGTAGATTCTCAATTTCCGATTTCAGTTCTTGGTTCAAAGGCCATTTGAGATATGCCTTTTGAAAGAACTGTTTTGCTCTGTCGTAATTCCCCCGCTTCTTTTCTTCTCGTGCGATTCCGATCCAGGCTCTTGTAAGAATGAACTCTGCTTTTGGATCTGATGGATTGTTTGTGAGAAGAGAGATTGCGAGACTCTCCGCTTTCGAGTATTGACTTTCTTCGAGGAGACGTTCGCCGTCTTCATGGCTTCCGGCCATTACGTTTTCCTCGGAAAATAAGCCGAACGAGAGAAAGAGTAGGGTATAGAGAATGATTTGAAAGATCGATTTCATTAAAGTTACCTGTCGATTCGAATGACTTTGTGAGCATAACGCGCTCTTGGCATCTTCTGAGTTTCCGTCGTCCATGTACTTGCGATCGGATTTTGTAGACCGATCGAATAAACGACATCGCTTGGAATATTCAAAGCTGTAGCACCACCAAAAACAAATAACTTTCTTGTTTCATACGATGCTTGAGTTCCTGGATAATAAACGGAAGTAGGAAGAATAGGGCCAATGGTAAACGCTCCCGATCCAATTTGAGAGAAGTCAGTTCTGTTGGAAGGAGTAATGGAGCCAACCGGTTGTAAGGTGCTTGTTCCAGTGGAGCCACCGATAACCGCAAACCATTCCGGATCCGTCGGAAACAAATCCGAGTTCAAAGGTTTTACGCATGCAGAACCGGAGCCATGTCTTGCGAGGTTGATAGAAGGTTCTCCCGCACTTGTGGTTGAATTTACAGAGGGAACATATCCATCCGAAGTGACTTGAGCCGAACCATCTGCGTTGAATCTTCCGCCCGTGAATAGTATTGAACCGTTTAATCCGCAACCGGACATATCGACTCTTGCAAAGATTGCTGTGAGTGACACATAACTTTGCCAAACGCCGCTTGGTCCGATTCCGGGAAAGAATCTGGAAACCGTATTCAAAACGGTACCCGTTGTCATGTCGGTCGTTGTCGTTCCTGCAATGATAAAGATTTCTTCGCCTACGGAAGCGATGACCCCGCCTTGATTTGCGGTAGGCATGTCGGCTAACGTTTTCCACTGATCCAAATAAGGATCGTAGACTTCGGTTTTCTTGGAAGCCACATACACACCGGCTTGTTTTTCTAAACCACCGATTACATAGATTTTTTCTTTGTGGGAGACTACGTTTGCAAATGCGCGGGGAGTTGGAATCGAAGTTGCGGCTGGAAACCAAGTGGAAGTTACCGGATCATAGAAATCAATCTGCGAAACGGGATTTGCATCAGCTCCAATCCCGCCTACGACCCAAAGTCCACGGGTTCTATTTGGAAAATCGCTTACCCAAGTTTTGAACGCAATCGGAACCCCTTGGAGGTTGCTAATATCCGAAGAACAAAAGACAGAAGCGATATAATCGGTGTTTGATTCTAGGTTTTGAAGAGTCATGGAATGAATCTTTGCATTTTCTAAACTGATACTCGCCGATTCAATTCCACCTCGTCCATAAACAACGGATCCAGGTTGAGAGGAAGAACATTCCCAGCTTATCGTAGCTGATCTTGGACCCAGTTGTGTGACAAGGACAAGCGTGACTTTTGCGGTCTCTGCCTCATGAATATTTGAAAGAGGAGAATTTTGGCAATTCTGGAAAAAGGAAAGTAACAAGATGAAAGTAATTTTGAAAGAATGTTTCATAAAAGAAGACCCCAAGAGATTCTTAAACCAGTTCTACAAAGAGAATCACCGGATTCTATCGTGCATTGTGAACGAACACCAAGCCTAAGTCGAGAACCGTTGTTTAGGTCCCAGGCCCAACCGACTTCGCTTAACAATTCCGGATCGGTTCCGTTTACGGATCTGGAATTGCTCTTCCACTGGATCGCAGTAACACCTCCGCCAAAGAGAAAGTAGGGTGCAGAGGATCCGAATTGTTTTCCGAGATAGAAGGATTGATTCCAAAGGTTCACAGAACCTTGCGTTGTGGAAGGGGCGGTAGCATATTCCGAGAGAAATCCAAAAAACCAAAGAGGACGGCTTAGAAATCCTTTTTCTAAAAAAAGTCCAGCTCCGCCGGTAACTGGATTTGTATGAAACCAAGCTCCGTGATTTGCTTGTGTAAAAAAACTTCCACCCACAAAGAGCTGATTTTCGCCCGATCGGCCTGAAAGATATTTGTCAGGTAAATCAGGGTTTTCGTTATCCGATTCTAAAGATTTGGAATTTGAATTTTGAATCTTCGCTTTTTCGATTTCTACAAAACCGAGCTCTGTTTTAAAGGTTAGTCGGTCTTTCTTTCGCTCTACGATGATTCCGCGAACCGTGCTTCCATCCGTTAGTTGAAATTCAGAATACTGATAGGAGGATTCCGGGCCTTTTCTTGCGTAGTCGATTCTTTGAATCTCAGACTTTGGAATCCTGTACAATCTTCCTTTCCAACGGAGACTAACGGTATCCGCGCTTTCGTTGATTTCATCCACTAAGAATGCGTTGCCTGATTTGAGAAGAAGTTCGGAAGAGAATAGCGGAGTTGCTAACAAGTGTAAGGAGACAATAACGTATCTAAAAATTTTCACTGTGACTTTGCCAATTTTTCCTTCGATCAGCAAGTTGGAAGTGCATCATTTTTGTAAATTAATTAACGATTTTGTTTCAAGACATTTACCCTTAGTACAATAAATCACAGTGAAGATTTATTGTACTAAGGGTTGTCGCTTGTTCCTTATTACTAGGTTTTTTATAATTCAAAATTTTCTTTAGAGAGCGGAAATACAAAAAATATTTCCTAGTTTGTCGGAAGTTTTAAAAAGTGTCAAAATAGTATCATTGCCTAGGCGATTCTGTTTTTGGAGAATTCTTAGTGAAATGGTTCCTTTGATACAAATAGAACTGGAGTTTTTGGATGAAATCACGCGGACTTCGCATTATTACTTTAAGTTTTGTTATCCTTTTTGTTCTTAATTTTTCTCTGATTCGATCCGTTAGAAATTTTTTTAGCTCGATGGCCGCGGCTGTCACAACAGGAATTCCACAAAAACTTCCAGTCATTGAAGCAAATCACGATGGTTCTGCTTCCACATCGATTTCGATAGAAGTTCCTCAAGGAACGAAGGGAGTGATTCCGTCCCTTGCCCTTTCCTACAACTCACGAGGTGGGAATGGAGTGGTCGGGGTAGGCTGGGATCTTTCAGGTATTCACACAATTTCCAGAAATCCTTCTTTTGGAATTAATTACAACGGTACCGATTCTTACTCTTCCTCGTTAGCTGGAGAACTAATCGATGTTAGCGGAAATCGATCTGCTTTTCACTCTCGGAAAGAATCTTGGATCCAATTTGTTCCCCAAGGAAGTTGTGGGGACGGACCTTGTTCTTGGGTCGCCACTGACAAAGATGGAAAGAAGTTTACTTTTGGCGGTACTCCAGACTCAAGAATCGGAGCGATTGGAAGAGCCGCCGGTTCGATTCGAGAATGGGCTCTCAGTCGGGAAGAAGATTCTTTCGGAAACGGATATAACGTAACTTATACTCCGATGGACAATACAAACGGAGACTATTATCCTTCTACGATTTCTTACAACAATCGTCAGATTCAGTTTTCGTATGAAAATCGAACCGACAAGTTTCCAAATTATTCGCAAGGCTCGATTGTAAAAATGCAAAAGAGACTCGATACGATCGAGGTTTTTATTGCAGGAAGTTCTTTTAGAAAATACGATCTGGATTATACCACCGGTCCCGTAACTGGTCGTTCGATTTTGCAAACCCTGAAACGGTCGGGAAGTAATAACTTCGGAGTGGAAAACTATGATGATCTTACATTTTCCTATTCCGATCACGCGGGGCAGTTTTCTATTATTGGAGTTGGAACCGCAAATCGCTCGAATCTTGGTACGATGCCTGTGTTTGTTCCGGACTTTTTATTGGATATAGCGAATGTATTTTTTAACCAAGAGCTTCCGTATCATCCTTCCTACTTAGATTCCAATGTAGATCTTGCTATGCAGTTTATAGTCAAGATGCCGGTTCCCGATCGGAATGCTTGTAACGCGGGTCTTGCTTCTTGTTTGTGTGCAATCATTCCCATGTGTACCGGCGGTAATCCTGCATTCTTCAATTATGTAGCCACAAATTGCGCGGCCTTCCAAGGATGGGGTGGGGTGAATGGATGCTTGAACGGTATCGATTCGGCTTTGGTTGCTTGGGTGTCGATGGACGTAAACGGGGATAATATCAGCGATTTTGCAACCTTAAACGGGGATCAAAATAACGGGAGCATTCATCTATCCGGAAATTTGATTCAAGCAAATGGAACTTCCGTTGCTTTTGCTGATAGCGCAAATCTTCCGATCTATTACAACACATTCTACCAAGCCGTCGATTTAAACGGAGATGGTAAGACTGATTTCGCATACGAATACAACGGAAATCTCTGGGTCATTTATTCGAATGGGAATTCTTTTTCCTCTCCGACTCAGTTTAGCAATGTAAACATGGACGGGGCCGTTCGGAATATGACGGTTTTCAGTCCGTATGAATATCAATATCAATACTCTCCTCAGAACCCAACACCGGTTACAAACGACAGAGCGTTAAAAGATTATTTTGCAGATTTTAATGGAGACGGATTGGCTGATTTTGCACACTACTCTGGTGGATCATTCCAAATCTATATCAACCGTAAAACCTATTTTGATAACCCGATTTCTGTCTCCGGTTCTTCTGACTTTTTTATCAACGCGATGATTGACATGACCGGAGACGGAAAGGCGGATCACATACAGTTGGTTCAATCTTTTGACAACTCGGTTTTAATCGGACTCAGTGCACAAAGAGATGCTCTGAATAATCAGATGAGCATTCTTCAACAACAAAATCAAAGGGCGCAGGATGTTGTAGACTTGATCGGTTCCGGCAATGCGGCTTCCATCAATCCAACTGAATTTCAATACCTGATCGACTACTTTAACATTCACTGTGGTTTTGGATGCGTTTTAACTGTTGCGGCTTTGCAAGGTTCCAGTGGAGGAACGACTTTAACTCCTGCCAATGCCGCAAGCCTTACCAATGATCTTCAAAACATCGTAGCAAATGAAATCGGTCCTATCGCACAACAAAGCCAGACGATAGGAACTCAGATTGGAGCGATCCTTGCCGCAGGGACAGCAGGAACCGCGACGTATGCAATTCAAGTTCGGTCCTTTAATACAAATAACGGAACTTCTCAAGTAAGAACGTATCCGCTCAGTGGTTCGATTGATCCTTTTAAGAGCACGCTTACGGATGCAAACGGAGACGGAAATCTTGACTTCGTTAGTTTCTCAGGGACGCAAGCAGTCGTTTCTCTTTTTACTGGAAACGGATTTTCCAGTCCGATCTATACTTCCTTAAACTCAGGAGATCCTACAAAACTAATTCAGTTTAACTTCGGAGAAGTGAACGGGGACGGTTTTCCGGATCTGGTTTTGATGAACTTAGGAAACAATCAATACGAAACGTATCTTTCTAAAGGTGATGGAAGTTTTGTACTGAATTCTTCCTATTCTTTCGGAAGTTTTTCCTTTAATGAATTCAACGATCCTGCCGGAATTAAACGTTCGGACTCATATCAAATCTGGCTTCAAGATATGAATAACGACGGGATCTCTGACTTGAGTGTTGCGTATATTTCAGCGGACAAAACCGTTGGACAGGTTTCCTATCGTTACAACGCGGCTCGAAATTCCGGGGAGGATATGCTCCAAGTGGTTTCGAATAACTCCGGTGGTCAGAGATCCTTGGTTCAATACGGACTTGCAAATTTGCATACCGGCGCGGTCGTTTCGGGTTCCGGGAATTATCCGAATCTTCCGAATACTTCTCCGAGCTATCTCGCAGTTCAAACAACGCAAGAGCTTTCGGCTGGAATCGTCAAAAGAACCAATTATCAATATTCAAATGATCGAGTTTTCCTAGGCGTGAGAGGAATCGGTAGAGGTTTGGGATTTGCTTCGGTAAAAGAAACCGATGTGGATACAGGATTTTATTCCATCACGGATTATTTTCAAAACGACTATCGATTGGCAGGAGTTCCGCAAACCACGAGAAGTTACAACGCTCTGAATAATCTCCTCAGTTCTTCCAGTAATTCTTCTTTTAGTTTTCCAAATCCGTTTGGAACGGAGATTGCAGTCGCGGGTGCAGTTACTTCGAACGTTTACCAAAACGGAAGCTTGGTCACTACTTCTTTGAAATCAATCACTTACGATTCCTTTGGTTTTGCGACAAGCGAAGCGGATTCCTTAGGGTCGCATACGGTTACAAACACCACTCAATATATTCATGATACGACTTCTTGGAGAATTGGAAGAGTTCTCCGAACCAGGAAGAATGTAGATGGAACCTGGGTTTCCGATACGCAACTGAGCTATTCGGGAGACAAGATTCTTACACAAACTCAATTTCCTTCGAGTGCGTCTCCTTTGACTTCAACTTTCGGTTATGATTCTTTTGGAAATGTGACTTCGGTTACAGATCCGAGCGGTGGTGTGAGTTCGATCGTTTACGATTCTTCTTTGAATCTTTTTCCAATTACGAAGACAAACGCTCTGGGCCACAGTTCCACTTGTGTCTATGATCCAGAACTCGGATTGGAATTAACCAAAACGGATCCGAACGGTGCGACGACTACGATGACGTATGACGCTTATGGTAGAATTTTGAGTGTCACGTATCCGGGGAATAGCAGTCCGAATGAAACGTATTCCTATTTGAACACAGGTCTTTTTGATCTCAACAATTTGTCGAACAACGAGTCGGTTACGAAGAACATCACGGATTCAGTGAGCGGGAATACGAGCACCACCCAAACCTTCGAAGATCCGATGGGAAATGTAATTCGGTCTGTGAGCAATACATCTCTTTCCGGTGTGAATCAAATTCAGGACAGCATTTATGATTATACGCAAGGCCATTTGATTCAACAATCCAATTCTTATCTGAGTATTCAAACTCCGCAACAAACGAGATATCAATACAATGACCCTGACGGGAATTTGACTACGATCTTAGAGCCGAGCGCAAACGGAACGATTCAAACGAATATTACCCGTTCAGGATTTACGGAAACGAAATCGATATTGTGTCCTGACGGCTTGACTTCTACTTTGAGTGAGACAAAAAACGAAATAGGTCAAGTGGTAAGTCGAACGAATCAGGGAAGAACCACTCAGTATTCTTATTCTCCCTTTGGAGGGATTGCAAGCATCACCGATCCGGGTGGATTGACCACGACGTTCGGATACGATTCGCTGGGACGAAAAGTTTCGACCCAAGATCCGAATTCGGGAACTATTACGCTTTCCTATGATTCCAATTGGAGAATTGCAAGTCAAACCGACGCAAGAGGAAAGACGATCAGTTTTACATACGACGGTTTGGGAAGAATTCTCACACAAAGCACAAACGGCCCGGAAGCTCCGATCCAGTATGTGTATGACGACGGGAGTGTTCCGTTTTCAAAAGGACGCATAACGCAGGTGACGGACGGGACGGGGAAGGCGGAATTCTTTTACAGCCAAAAAGGAGAGGTGATTCAGCAGAAAAAATACATCGATGATATCATCGCTATATTCAAAGCCGACTATGATTCACTTAGTCGACCGCTAACAAAAACCTTTCCGGATGGAACGAAAACTCACAACCAATACACGATCAGCGGAACGATCGGGAATATTACGATGGATTCAGCGGACGGAACGAGCATTGGCCACTCTGTTGTGAGCTATCAGGGCCCGTATCTGGATACGAACGGCAACCCATCGATCAAGCGAGTAACCGGGAACGGTGTGACGATGGAAATCGCATACGAACCGATCGAAAGAAAACCAATCGCGATCGTAACGAAGAAACCGGATGGAAGCGTGATCGGAAATACGGAATATACGTATGACGGAAAAAGAAATATTACAAGGATTGACGACAGATTGAATCCGGGAAGGACGCAAACTTTCACGTTGGACAATCTGGATCGAGTGATTTCTGCGACGGGAAGATACGGAACGCAGAATTACTCTTACTCTGCAAATGGGAATCTTTTGCAAAAAGGCAACTTCACACTCAACTACGGAGACGGAAGCCACGCAAACGCAGTGACGACGGCTACCAGTTCGAGCACGGGGACGATGAACTACTCTTACGACGCGAGTGGGAACATGGTTTCCAGAAATGGCGATGTTCTTCGTTATGACAGTTTTGGAAAACTGATCGAAATCACACCGAACGGTGGAACCGCTTCGATCAATTACAACTACGACTATTCAGGAAGTCGAATCAAGACGGTATCCGACACCGCACTTACAACGACGTATTCGTTTGGAGACAGTTACGAAATCGTAAGGTCTTCCGGTTTGCCCGAAAAGCACACAATCTATGTCAAAGGGTTAGAAGGTGAAATTGTCGCTCAGTGGACGAGGGAAGACGCGACTTTGCAATTGGCAGATTCGACCTTAGAAGGTGAAAATCACGTTGCAACTTCGATTGTGGGAACTCTCACAAAACCATTTTGCAAAGATGTGACTTCGGATTGTGGAATTTATTGGAAGAATCGAATTGGAAAACAAATTTATTCGTTCTTGGGATATTCTTCCTTTTTTCAAGAAGGAATTCCTACTAAGCTTTACAACGCGCTCTACTTCTTAATCTTGCTGGGAGTTCTTTACCTCGCATACCCTTACTTTCTGAGAGGAAACGCTCTTCTGCAAGAATTGTCTTGGAAAGGAGTGGGAACTCCCGCTTTGATTCTTGCAATGTTCGTGATTACTTCTCTTCCTGGTTGCGGAATATTGCCGGGAGGTGGTGGGCAAGGCGACCCGCCTTGGGTTCTTGCGATGGGAGCTAACGTAAACCCAAGTGTTCCGAGTATTCAGAACGGAAACTCAGGCGCATCCGGGGGAGGAATTAACGGAGGAACTCCCGTTAATGGAATGTATTTCTATCATCCGGATCATTTGGGATCAGTGACGATGATAACGGACGGGTATGGAAATCCAGCATCAGGACCAGAACCGGGCGTGAGTTATGTTTCGTATGAACCTTACGGATCCATCAACAGAAATGATTCTTATGGTCCCGATATCTTTCGATACAAATACACGGGTCAAATAGAAGACAAAGAATCTGGGCTTTATTTTTACAAAGCAAGATATTACGAGCCGACTTTGGGACGATTCTTGCAAGCGGACAGTCAAGTGATGCCTAACGCAGTCAATGGTCTCAATCGCTATATGTATGTGGATGGAAATCCTGCGAAGTTTAGAGATCCCTCAGGGCACGTTGGTCTACCGGGGTTGATCCACATGTTTAACCGGATCGTTGGTCATGCAATGGGAAAGGATTTTAATTCCAAAGGTAATGACAAAAAGCTTTCCGCCAACGGTATCTCAACTGGGGGAAATCGATTTTTCCATAATGCCACGTTCGTACCAAAAGGGCGATACCATTTAAAATTGGGAACTTTCTTTGATACTACAATAGGGCGGAAAGGAATATTCGACTGGATTAAGAAGCAAACAGATCCAGTAATTAAAGCAAATAATAATGCCACTTCCGAAGCTCAAGATAATTATAGTCAGGAACCGGTAACTTATGAAGAAGATTGGGTTAGAAAACAAGTAAAAACATATTGGGTGAATTTAATCTGTAAAACTCAAAATGATTTGGCTTGTGCTTTAATACAAGGTTGGGCATTTAAAGATTATGCAGACAAAGCTAGACGATGGAATAGTAAATTAGTTAACGATGCTCAAGTCGGAGTAAATTTTACTGGGTTTGGTGCAGACGGTAGTGTAGAATTTGATGGGCTTTATTACCATAATTCTGGAAACGATACTCCAAGTTATAGCGATAATACGCAAAAATAGGTATAGGTATGAAACAGTTTACATTTTTCAAATTTCTCTTTTTAGTCCTTACATTGAGTTACTGTAATATTGTTACTGATATCCATCAAAAAACCGATGGAAGGGGGGATGATTACAAACACAGAAAATGTTTTATTGAGTGCGTTGAGAGAAGGATTGCAGTCAATCCCCTCCCGAATGGAAAGGATTACTACGATGCGTGCTGGCCAGTTTACGTTTTGGGGTGCTCAAATTAGTCATTTAATCCATTTTTCTAATTTAATAAAATTTCTAATCCTATTTATTTTGTTTTTTGCATGTAGCTGGATAATTGCAAAGGAAGTTAAAGGAAAAAAATCAAATGAGCCAATAGTCGATTTTGAAAGCATAGAGAAATCAAAAGTTTGTAATAACAAATTGGATCAATGTTTATCTGATTGCCTTCGGAAATATCCTCATTGGAGGGATTTCCGTCAAAGTAGGTGCAGAGATTATTGTATGCTTGATTATAAAAATAAATGTGATGCTCCGGTTTATATTAAATCAAATCGGATATAGGAATTACTTTAAAGCGAGTATCGTGCTGAAGAAAGAGAAACTGATTTTATGAGCTCAAATACAGCCATTTTCGTTTCTATTTATGCTTATGAAAAGAAATAAGATTCTCCTCATTCTGTGCATTTTGAATTCTGTTGGTCTTCAAAATTGCAAACCTAATCACGGAGATGATAAGACATCTCTTTTGGCTTTGCTATTTACATCGAATTACGTCGCGGGTTGTGCAACCCCAAAAATAACGACTTCCGATTTGCCCTTGAAGTTTATATCATTTTCCATTTTAACAACACCTTATGTCGGTGGGCTGGCGTTTGTAGAAAATTTAGAATTTGGCAGGAGGGTGAATTTAAAAATGACCACCTCGGATCCAACTAAATATTCCCCGCTTTTCTATAAAGCAACTAGTCCTTGTGATGTTCCCCAAAATTATTATAACTATGTAACTTCCTATCGTTACTTCTTAGCAAGGGGGACCAACATTAACACAACGGTTACTCCACTGACTGGGAATTTAATGGTCATGAGTTCCTCAAAGTTTAGTCCAAAAGTTTTCCCTACGGATATTTCGATCTCACTGGATTCTAAGGCAATTTGTAAAACGCCCGTCATTGCAAATGGAACAATAAAGCCAATGCCTTTTGATTTCGAGGGTGCCACCTCCATAGCGATTGTAAAGATCGATAATTACGTTCCGAATCAGCAAATTACTCTGACCTCGACAACGACTAATCTTGGAAATTTTAATCCGCTGGCGGTTCCTGGAAGTGATCCTTGTTTCCCGACTTCCATTAAAGACATTCCCCTTACGATCAATGCAGTTTCAGTTAATCAAATAAGCTGGTTTTCTTCCACTGCTTCCGGACCACTTACGATTCTTTTTCAGTATCCGGACAGTACGGCCTCAGCGCCGACGGATATTCAAATCCAACTTCAATAGAATAAGGATCGTCTTTGAAAGTTGATAGTGCCTGTGGAATGAGATACAATCTTACACTCGTCACCTTGCTGATATGTTTTTCATTTTATTGCAGGGCAACTAAATATAACGCGAACCCAAAGAGAATGGATTTAGAAAGACTGTCTCATAGAGTCGTTGTTAGCCAAGAAGACCGAAAATTACGCTTATGCTATACGGAAATGGATAATTGTTTTTCGGATTGTAATGATCAATTCTCGACAAGCAAAGGGGTAATTATATTTCCAGAGGAAGTTGCCGAGATGCTTGCGTTTCGGTACTAAGAGAGTCTACGGATTGTATGATTTACTATCAATCGAGTCGAAAGTAAGGATTTATCTCAGATAAAGGAAGTTTTAAAACTTTCGGATCCTAAAAAGAAAAAAGATTGAAAAATATTTCTTTAAAATGGATTTATCAAATCTTTAGAATCCGAAAAGGAATGGCTCTCTCACAATTCGGTTTTAGTGGAGAGGTCATACGGGATCCCGAAAAAGCCATTTTAATCTTCTTTCGAGAGTATAGTCCCAACATCTACGGGCGTTCTTGAAAATGAATTCCTACTACTAACAAATCGAAGGGCAGTTCTGTAGCCTGAATATTTTAGAATTGCTTCTCTATCTAAAGGGGTAAGTTCGATTCCAAATAATTTCTCATGCTCATCTAAATCGCTCTCTTTCAATTCGACGGCCTTTAATTTCATATAATGTCTATTCATCTGACCTTCTGTAAAACCAATAAAATAATGACACCAAAAGAATACAGGAATAAGGAAACAAAGGTTACTTGTTCTAAGTTTAAAATAGATAGTGTCCTTAAAGTTTCGCACAAATGAGAACTTGAGAAGAGCTCTCCTCACACGATCAAGCCATGAGCTTTAAAGTTTTTAACTCTTTTAATTTCTCCATGTCAACATACTTTTTAGTTCC